GCCGATAACCTGGCCCATCCCAACACACGGAGACCCGAAAGCAGCGCCTCGATTAGGTGAGGGGCCTCTTGAGCCTTGGAGGACTGCGGCAGATATTATCGACTGGTCGCACGAATGCCCGTCGATATTCGATCGGAAGCGACCTCTCGCTCATAACACTATGCGCCGGATAGCCGTCGGGCTCCGTAAGTTTGTGATCGACGCCCCGGAGCCTTTTATCGTGAAGGTAAACCACGCTTACAAATACTTTAGAGGGCAATCCTTGAGGGAGCCCTTGCAGACGATTACGTCGCAGCTCGGCAGCGCGCTTGTTGCACCAGTTATTGACGATGCCTATGGGCAAAGCCGGGGTAGAAAAGCAAATTCTCCCCTTAGCGCAATAACATCGAAGGGGAAGTCTGCCCTTGTATCGACGCAAATCGCTCCGTTTATCGATCGGCAGTTCAGCGCCTCAACCGGCGGACGTCCTGAGAATGATATCACGCGCCCGCTCGGGTCTGTAACGGCTGGTGGAGGTGGAGGTAAAAGCGCCTTGATCTCGCCAATGCTGACGAAATTCAACGAGAACTCAAAGGGTCAGAGGCTCGGAGTTCCCCTCGACACCGTTATGGTCGGCGCATCTCGTTTTGCTTTGGTGGCTCCGTTGCTCACCAAGTATTACGGGAGCGACGTTAGCGGGCAAAAGATAAGCGACCCACTTCACTCGGTCACAACGAAAGATCGTTTCGGGATTGTAGCGCCGATGATTCAACACGTCGCACACTCATCTAAAAAGCAAGGCTGTATGCCTGCGCATGAGCCATTGCGGACCGTCACGGCAAAACCCAAGGGAGGAAGTCTCGCCCTTACCTCTGCGTGGATTGCGCAGCATAATACAGGGACGATCGGACGGCGCGCGGACTCGCCCCTTTCCACGATCACCAATAGAGGAACACAGCAGGGTGCGGTTCAGGTCGATCTTGCGGAGCATTTGGCGCAAACCGCTCGAGAGCTCGAGGTTTGCACCTTCCTGATGGATTATCTCGGCAGGGGAGAGCCCGGCCTCCCGGCGATTGGACCTCTTGACGCACGGAAGCATGGTGCGCGTTTTGGAGTTGTCGATGTAAACGGTCAGCAATTCCGAATCCGGGACATTGGCTTGCGTATGCTAACGCCTCGCGAGCTCTTTAACGCTCAAGGCTTTCCGGAGGATTACGATATCATGACGGGCGAGATGACGAAGGTCTCACAGGTCGCAAAGGCAGGGAACGCCGTAAGCCCGCCACCTGCAATCGCGCTAATACGGTCCAACAATCAAGAATATATGAGAGCAGCTTAATGGAAAATTGCCTAACCGATCCGACGTGGCCATCAGTATTTGCTTTGTTGTTTTTTGTCGCCATGTCCGTGTTGATATATTTCATCATCAAGGACTTTCCTAAAAACTTAAATACTGCAAAGCGAGATGAAGATGAGCGCGATTGAGCCGATATCGAAAGCCGATATCTTTATCGGCTGTGCCTGCTCTAAGGGATTTGGAACTCATTTTGAATGCCTCTGCATGGAGCCCGTCCGGGCCATTGGAGAGACCTGCAAGAAGTGCAAAGCCGGACACCATGAAGTTATAGAACAAGGGGACAACCATGTCTGAACCTACAGCCTATCCGCTCACTTGGCCTTACGGGCGAAAAAGAGCCTCGAGACCTATGGGCTCGCAATTTAAGACCGGGCTCCCGGTCGCGATCAAGAACGTGAGAAAAAGCCTCGAGATGTTCGGTCGGGACACCAACAAGAAGGTAACGCACGTTGTTATTAGCTCAAACGTAACGCTCGGCGTGAATAGCCCGACAGATCCCGGTGTCGCGGTGTATTTCCATTGGGATGAGCGCCAGGTTTGTATTGCGGTCGATCGATATTCCAAGCTGCAATGCAATCTACAAGCCATCCACCATATTCTTGAGGCCCGGCGGACGGAAATGCGTCACGGGGGGATTGAAATCGTCCGTGCGTCTTTTGAAGGCTTTAAAGCCCTCCCGGCGCCATCTAGCCACCGTCACTGGAGCGAGGTTCTTGGCCTTCCGAGGAGCGCGAGGGTGGATCAGGTCAAGGCTAAAGCCAAGGAGCTCGCCAAGAAAGCGCACCCGGATGCGGGAGGAACGACGGAAGCGATGGCGGAAATCAACGCCGCGAGAGATCAGGCCATAAAGGATATCACGGGATAATCCCGAAAAATAAAGAAAACCCTTGACGGTCGGGTGGGTTCACTTTTTACCGATCGTTGCGAATACAGAATATGCGCTAATCTCGGAAACCGGGAAACGCAAGAGAAAGGCGTATTAGAGCGGGCTTTGTCCTGAATGTTTATAATCCCGAGGTCCGTCCCACAGACCTTACAGGATAAAGCCCGCTTGCAATAATTGAGGACAAGATGACAAAAATCCCCACATTTAAAGGCGTTGCTTTAAGGGGCGTCGGGTTTCGTCCGGAGGCAGCTCAAGCGGCTGCGGCAGCTCTCAAATCAGGCTCCCCTTTACTTTATGAGCGCGAGCCATCGAATCCTTATGACGGAGCAGCAATCCGAATTTTGACGGTTGATGGAACATTTATCGGATTTGTTGAGAGGATTCAATCTGCCTCGCTCGCGGCCTATATCGATGAAGGCGAGATGTTTTCGGTTTGGATCGATGGGAAGGTGCGCCGAGATGAGGGCGTTTTCAAAAGCATGACGTTTGATCCTATTCGAAAAGCCGAGCAAGAAGCCGATGAGTGCGCCGCACTTACAAACATGCTCAAGCGAAAGAAAACCAAAGTTTTACAGCCCGAGGAGGTCGCATAATGGATATCATAGAGCCGTCTGACGTTGAGCGCGGGGAATGGCCCGACACAACTCGGGATTACGTTGAGAGCCTCGAGGCAGAGTTAAAGCAAAAAGAAGCCATCATGCTCGCTCACTCGGAGACCTGCGGGCTTGAGTATGATCCACGCAACAGTATGGGGGAGCTCGGTCCGTGGGCCTGTTTTCATTGCGGTGAGGTCTGTAAAACCAAAGAGGATGCCCTCCGTCACTTTGGCAAAATGGATGGAGAGCCCACGTCTTGCTCCTTTGGAGGGCGTGAGGCCATGATTGATATGATCCGGGCTCTCGATGAGCATATCGAGCAATCTAGCGCAGACGACGAGGAGATGTATTATCGCGGGTATAGGCTTGCGCAGATGGAGAAGCTCGTCACTATGCACTTTGGTAAGGGCAAGAGCGTGTTTAGCGTCTGGCGCGAGTTCGAGGAGCTCCGGTTTGAACGGGACGGACTTATCAAACAAAACGAGAGCCTGACCGAGCACAGCCCGGCGTTTGTTCAGAATGCAATCATTTACGCTATGGCGGAAATTGGCGAGCTATTTACGCACCAATCCCGGGAGGATTTACTCCATGAGTGCAAGATGACCTATCTCGACCCTCCAGAGTTTAAGGTCAACAAGTTCGCCCTTATTGAGGAGGCGTGGAACGATCTGCAGGACGGATATGCTGACGTCAGTATAAAGATGAACTCTCCTTTTTCTGCGCCGAAGCAGGCGGAAAGGCATCAGGCCAAAATTGAGCGCAAGTTCCTCGACCGCGTTAGCGACGTAGTTATGGGAAGGAATCTCTAATGGAGTTGAATGGAAAAGAGCTGAAAGAATTTGCTGAAAACGAGGACGCTCTAATCAAGAAATACATCACAGGCCTTAAGGTTAGATCGGAAGGCGATCCCGATATTGTTCTGATTGGCCTTATGAACGCAATTGATTATCTTTCGAGAGAGCACGCTCGTGCGGTTGCGGTCGTTTCCAAGAAAGACGCTACCAAGGCTCAAGTGGAGTCTGGTCGTTTTTTCACAAGCTTATGCGTCGGCACGCGATCACGCTTAGAAAAAGTGTTGAGGGATAGAGGGATGATCTTAATCGTCACCAATATGCCAAGGCCCGAGCGCACGGAAACGCAGATGTATCTTAATCCCGGAGGTATGCTCGCGGGCCATCGTTTTTCTCTCGTGGTAATCCGCCCGGATGTTAAGCGAGACAAGAGGCTCAAGGAGTGGGTTCAGAATTATGTATTCACCGCGCTTTCGGAGCCCGAGAGCCTTGTCGTGTTTGAGGGCCCTATTAGCCCCGTTTGGATGCTGTGATTTACCCTGAAAAGCTAATACTCGATTACGCTCAGCACCTTCACCGGCGTATAGATCAGAACGAGGAAACGCTTCACCGATATCGATGGACGCTTGCGTGGCTAACCCGGGGAACGGTGAATCGGCTTATTATCAATCAAGCAAAGGATCACCTCAAGGAGTTAGCCAGTCGAGCGCATGAATTTGAAGGCGTGACCGTGACCTATATCGACGGACTGCCTCACTTCTCGATACGGGTGGAGATATTCGGTTAATATGGCAGATAAGGTAAAAATGGCACTTAGGTATTACGGAGGGAAGTGGATGCTTGCTCCCTGGCTGATATCACATTTTCCAAAACACCGTGTTTATGTCGAGCCCTATGGCGGTGGCGCGTCCGTATTGCTTAGAAAGCCGAGAAGTTATGCAGAGGTGTATAATGATCTCAATCTTGAGGTCGTCTCGTTCTTCAAGATATTGAGGGAATCGCCTGACGAACTCGAGAGAGTGTTGAGGCAGACGCCGTTTAGTCGGGTTGAGTTTGAGCAGTCCTATACAAAAAGCCCCGATCCCCTTGAGGCAGCCCGTCGACTTGTTGTCAGGTCCTTTATGGGGAGAGGGGCGGACAGCATCGGTCGAGTTACGGGATTTCGCCGGGACAGCAATCGATCAGGGAGCACGCCTGCTGCGGACTGGTCGAGATATCCGGACAGAATACAGGCTTTGTCTGAAAGAATGATAGGACCGGTGATCGAGAACAGAGATGCGATCGAGGTTATTCTGCATTTTGATGGCGTCGATACGCTTCATTATGTCGATCCTCCTTATTTAAGATCAACCCGGAGCAAAACCGGCACTTACGCAAATGATATGGATAAGGGGGAGGATCACGAAGTCCTTGCCCGGACACTAAAGGGGCTCAAGGGCATGGTGATCCTGTCTGGTTACTCGTCCGATCTGTATGACGATCTGTTCTCTGACTGGAAGCGCATAGATCGCAAGGCGTATGGAGATGCGGCAAAACCAACGGTCGAGTGTATCTGGCTCAATCAAGCGGCCGCAAATTCCATGCCGGAAAGGGACCTGTTCGAGTGATGATAAAGCTGGGCAAGATTGCCAATCCCGAAAATATAAGATAACGGTCACTTAACCCAAGGAGATCACATGCCAGCCTTAAGCCGAAAGAAAAAGACACCTAAAGGGGGAGAGCGGAACCTCGAGAGCAAGCCTCGATCAGTGCGCGATCTCGTGCGGGACGCAAGAGAGTGGTTCCTGCAGGATGACGGATGGGATTTCCTCAAAGATATCGATTTTTCTGCGGTCCCGGAATACGGGGGTGACGGAAGGCGGTCAGGATATCATCCGGCGTTCTGTCTCGTGGCGGTTTTCCTTGGATTTCAAGGGTTTCACAAATATGAAATAGCTGCGCGGCTAAAGCAGGCGCGTCAAACGCTCACAAATTGGGGAGTGCAAAACCCCGAGTTCTTGGCCGCAATGGCTTGTGCAAAGGAACTTAGCGAGGCTTGGACCGTCAGCGTTATGCGTCAAACCGCATCAGGGAAGCTTCCCGGGAACGTCACAGCGCTCAAGTTTATGCTTAAAAACCTCAATCCCGATAGCTGGAAAGACAAGCACGAGTTTGAAGGCAGGACGGAGGTCGTTAAGGATGTCAAGGACCTATCGCCCGAGGAGGTCGCGACGATGGACTCCGATCGGAAGCGTCGTCTTGTTGCAGCTCTCGATGCTGAGGAGAGCGGAGGTGAGGTCGATGAGTAATCTAAGCAATCGCAGCGGGAGTAGTTTTTTTTGGGATATGCTCGGCATTATTGTTTTGGTTTCTTTTCTCTTTGCTATCCTTGAGACCGAGAGGACGATCGAGTTTCTGGCAGAGATCAAGGTCTCTTTTGATGAAAAGGTCGAGGAGCTGCGCGATGAACAGAATTAAAGCTACGCGAGAGCCTCGCCCGTCAGTAGTCACGAATATAAAAAGAGAGGTTGTCATAACAGGACACCCGTTAAACTTTGCTACTGCTGAGAACCTTGGCCTGCAGGGAGTACGCCTTGATGATGTAATCAATCGGGTTAGCCCGCGACGATCTATCAAGGGTCTATATATCAACACACCGAGCGACGTTGAGATCACTTATGGACCGTGGGATGAAAGACGGGACCGATTGATCGGCGGCCTCATCATAGACAAAGGTTATGCGCCTATCCTCTCAAGGGGTGAGATGGTTATCAATCAGGCTCATAAAAAGCTGCAAGAGGAGGTTTCCGCTAAGTTTGGGATTCCGGTCACACTTGCGAGCGGTGGTTCAATCCGAGGCCTTAACGACAAAAAACCCGTGGTTGTGATAGTGGATAATCCCGATGCAGAGTAATTTGACCGCAGACGAGTATCTCCGAGAGGCGATCATCGATGATATCATTAAGCGGTATTATTCGCCCGTCTTGGTGCATGACTTTAAGTTCCGGGCGGTCGTTCCTGCTACAACACACTTTCAGTTCGCCCTTGTTAGCGCATATAAGGCACGCCTTGTTATCGCGATGCACGACACCTTGCCACGATTTATTCGGGAGCTTTTTCCTTTAAGAGACGAAGTAGTCAGCAGAGCCTTCCTCCCGATAGAGGTTTTTGAGTGAGTGACAAAGGGACGGAGTGTCTCGTCTTTGGATGCTCGAGACGGAGCCGAAAGGATTGGCTGCTGTATATCTGCGGGCCACATTGGAAACTCGCAAACCGCGAGGACAAGACCGAGGCGAGACGCCTTGAAAGGGTCTTGAGAGACAACCCTAATATGAACGATCGGGATTACCGAAACCACGTCAAAGCGGTCTCCACGGAGTTTGATAAGATCGCACAAACGGTTTTCGAGCGAGATGCCGGAATATAGAGCACCTTGCGGTTTTCCCTTTTTCGGCATAACTCAAGGGAATGCAGGCAGCGGACCTAATCACACAAAAGGCCATAATCGACTTTGGGGCTCAAAATCCAAAGCGCCTGCGGGCTATCCTCGAGAAGTCTCTCTGCCAAGATCACCTAGCGGACTTCTGCCGCACGTTCTGGCCGGTTCTCGAGCCTGTCGTTAAGCTCAAGTGGGGATGGGCCTTAGACGCGATGTGCGAGCATCTCGAGGCTGTCTCAAACAATCAGATCGACAATCTCAAGATGAACGTCCCGCCCGGGATGATGAAATCGATGCTGACGGCGGTATTCTGGCCCTCTTGGGAGTGGGGGCCGCGCAATATGCCTCACCTCCGGTATATCTTGACGTCATACAAGGAAGGCCTCGCGACCCGGGATAACATGAAGGCTCGGCGTCTTATCCGATCAACACGCTATCGCGAGATGTTTGGCGATCGCTTCTCGCTCTCTCGATTGGAAAAGGACACGCAGTCCGAATATCACACGGACGCGACGGGCTTCCGGTTCTGCGTTGGCGCCAGAGGCGGCGTAACCGGCTATCGTGGTGATCGGATTATTATCGATGACCCTCACTCTGTCCAAGGCGCGGAATCCGAGGCAGACCGGCTAGCGACGGTCGAGTGGTTTACGAATGAGCTATATAATCGAGTGCAAGACCCTGAAACCGCAAAACGTGTGCTTATCATGCAGCGAATCCACGAAGCTGATGTGAGCGGACATATCGAAGAAACCCTCGGAGGGGATTGGGTCTCCTTGATCCTGCCTATGCGGTTTGAGCATCCCGAGCCCGTGATGGTCAATGGCGTTGAGCTTGAGCCCGAGCCTCCCGAGCCTAATGCAATCGGATTTGTCGATCCTCGCACCGAGGAAGGGGAACTCCTCTTTGAGGACCGTTTCCCTGAGAAGTCCGTCGACAGCCTTGAGCGCGGGATGATGAGTTTTGGAGGCGAGTATGCCGTCGCGGGCCAGATGCAACAAAGACCCGCTCCCAAGGGCGGTGGTATGTTCAAGGTCGGGCATATCGAGATCGTGGATAGCGTCCCGGACGGGCTTAAGCAATGCCGGGGCTGGGATATCGCGGGCTCCAAGAAGAAAACCTCTCCCTATACGGCTGGCGTGCGCGGCGGATTATGGAAAGACGATATCCTCTATATCACCGACGTAAGGCGCTGGAGAGAGAAAATCTATGACGCTGAACAAAAGATCATTGCGACGGTAAAGACGGATGGTCACACGGTTAGGCAGTCGCTACCACAAGACCCGGGATCTGCGGGTTTGAGCCAGGTTGATAAGCTTTCCCGGCAGATGATCGGATATGACTATCGCTTTTCCCGGGAGGAAAGCTCCAAGGAGGACCGCGCACTCCCTCTCGCGGCGCATTGCAATGTCGGCCGCATTAGGATTTTGCGCGCGCCGTGGAATAAGGAGTTCATTGCAGAGCTCAAGACCTTCCCGCGCGGCAAGTTTATGGATCAGGTCGATGCGACCTCCCGGATGTTCTCCGAGGTCTTGCGAATACGCCCCACTATGACAAGCGGACCTGTGGATATTGAGCTTTTCGAGGGGAATAGCGATCCAAGCCTTGACGATGTAAGTGCTTTTGCACCTAAAGAGGAACGAGACGCAAAGAAGAAAGCAAAAGAAAACCCGGACGATCCGACGTCTGGCTTGACGTTTTAAGAGGATTAATCTAACGAAATTTGGCTTGCTGTTGTCGTGTAGCGTATCGGCATTGAGATTGGCAAATGTATCTTTCCAGCGAGCACGGAATACAGAGAGAGGCGCAGCGGAATACGCCGCCAGCCCTCGCGCAAAGCCTTATCGGGGAAACAATAAATCGATAGGGGAGCCCGTCACCGCTGCAATGGGACGGGCTTTTTCTTTTTATCCTTGACCACACCCTAATCTCTATTTATCGAGATTTCATGCCGTATAAGGACATAGAAAAGCGCCGCGAGGCCTCTCGACGTCATTATCAAAAAAACAAACCTGCCTACAAGGCTAGAGCTAAGGAGCACAATAAAGTTACAGCATCTAAGGTTAGAGCTTATATTCTTTCACATTTAAGGTCCAATCCGTGCATTGATTGCGGTGAGCCTGATCCGATTGTTTTAGAGTTCGATCATATGTCTCATTTTGACAAGCGCTTTAATATAGGGGATTCCGTTTCAGGTAATTACTCCTTAAATTCTGTAAAGTCAGAGATTGAAAAATGCGAAGTTAGGTGCGCGAATTGCCACAGAAGAAAAACTTATAGAGATTTCGGACGAGGCTACAGAGGATAGGTGTAAGACCTTTTGACAAAGCGGAATGAGACGCTTGACAGTGGGACAGACTATACACGCGGGGATTAGGATGATGCTGGAACAATGCGCCCCGTTCCAGTTTGAGGCTTCCGATCTCGACCCCGCTCCAAATGCGAAACCATATAGAGGACCTTATGTCACAACAGAAACCGAATCCCGTATTATGCCGTCGAGCGGCTCAAGTATGGAGACGTCTTTGCGTCAACCCGAATAAAGACAATGGAGATCGATCACCTCAAGGGGTAATGAGCGAAGGTCTTATGGCAATGGTCGAGAAGACTGCCCCCGAGGATGATATGGATAGGTTTGAGGAGGCCTTATTCCAAAGGCTTATGACACCAAAGAGACCGGAGTGGAACCCGGAGACCGATCACTATGACTATCGCCTTTCCTGCGATTATGGACCTTGCAATGTTTTAAGGGATGCAATGGAGGCTTGCAGTCTTGAGTTTTCAAATCCGATAAAAACAAATCTTTATATCAGTGATGGTGCAGTTGTTGTCTCTGCGGGCTATGCCGCCCCAAACATCTATCACTATCCCCTTGATGGAGATCGCTGGCTTGTAACCGAGCTTAGAGGGAGAGATATCTCTAAGGTCATCGAGTACATCGAGGGTGGCCAGCCAGAGTTTATTGTCGAGGAGTGCGACCATGAAGCTGGATGAAAACTTTTCTATCCGTGTCGATAAGCAATCTGGCAAGGTCTATTTAGCTAACGACGAAGACAATGGGAGGGTTCCCGAAGGGGAGGTCGAGCTCGATATTGAGGGCATTCCTGTTGTTGCGCGCGACTTGATGAATATCTACGTCAAGAGCCTGCTCTAATGGATATCTACAGCATTGGCGACGTTGAGGCGGTCCGGGAAGCTCTCTCCATAAGAGCCGAGGAGGCCCTTTCCGCCTATTATCGTGAGAACGGTATCGATGGCCGCCCTCCTGCGTTTGTCCGGGAGCTTTGGATCGAGTCCTACATCAAGGCCTATAACGCTGCAACGCATGAGATTGTGAAGGGGAACAACGTTCTCGCCCTCGCTGTCGATGCCTATATCCAATCGAAACCCGCTCCTAAGCCAGTACATAAATGTGGTTTTTGCGGCAATCCTGACCCTGAAATGGAGTGCGGCTGTGTCTTTTAAGTCGATGATCTTTGTTGATGAGCCCAAAAAGCCAAAGCCACACCCGGAGGCGGCTGCAATGCAGTGGTTTATCGATCGCATCCCCACTGAGACCGAGGCTGTAATCATACAGTCTGATATGAATGAAGGCGATATTAGGTCTATGGCAGAGCACGCCTCTGACCCGGAAAGCTTTTACGCGATAGATATTTTAAGAAAGGTTTCACATTCATGACCACACCAAATGATAGACTGGCAGAAAATGAAACTCTTGGTGACCTTATGCAGGAAACCGCTTTGCTAACATTGCTCAGGTATTTGAAAGACAACATGCCTGACAAACTCGTCTGGGCCGAGGCGATTGAACAAGCCCTAGCCGCTTTCGCTGCCTCTAAGGTTGAGGATGATGAGCTGGTTGAGCGGTTGCGATTATTATACGAAAGTCCAAGAGAGCATCTGAAAAGACCTTCAACAATTCATATCGAAGAAGCCGAACTTCGTTTCATCATCACCCGCCTGCAAAGCCAATCGGAAAGGTGGGTGAAGATTGAGGATAGCGATAAGCATAGCGCGCAATGGGGCTTTAGTGCTAATTGGATAGACGCAGATTGGAATATTAGTGGTGTCCGTTCCGTGAATTTTGATGATGAAAGCGGTCAGTTTAAAAGTTGGGATTGGTGTCCAAATTGCGACACTATCCACGAAGGGGCTAGAGACAGCCAGCCAACGCATGTCTGTACTAGGTTCCCAATCGCGCCGCCAAAGATGGAGGAAGGCTGATGATCGAAATCCCAAGGAAATACAATTCCGAGAAGCAGGGTAAGCCCGAGTTTCAGAACATGGTCCGATTCTATGCTTATGGCGGAAAGATGGTCCCATCAGTCTCAGCTTATGATCTCGATGAGGGCTGGTTTGAGATCAAAGCCTTCACAAGCGTTCCAGCTTCTCGCCATGAAACTGATTTCGAGATGATTGTTCTTGATGAGTATAAAGGCGAGGCATTCATAAAAGAGCGGACCTTCGATGCCCGGAAGTGGACAGGTCGCACGCCGCACGACTTTTTCCCCTTCCGTATATTCGTGGGCAAGGAGCTATCGAGTTTAAGATATGCGTTCCGGTTTAGCGCTTTCCCGAAAAAACGGTCAGAGATGCGTATCGGAGAAATGATATTCAAATTCACGTTTTATGTGCGCCTCCAATGGCCACATTGGGTCCGTTGGTGTATGATCGACTCCGATATCCCGATGGAGGGATTTTACCCTATTACGTTTCCGCCTAAATATCGGATTATAGATGTTCGGGCGTCGTGGCGGTCTTTCGTTCAGTCTCGAGTGAGGTAAAAGTGAGTGTTGTTGGACAGGTTCAGGTCGTCAAACATGGCGGAGCAGGGAACTACAAGTTTCCCTATATGGCTTTGTGCGAGCGCCGGAAGTGCGTTTCACCTCTTTGCAGGAGACCTAAGCTTGCACGTAGGTTTTTAGTTTGCACTTGTCCTCCTTTTACAGGATTCAGAAATGCCTAAAGTATATAAACTCGGAAGGCGTCAAATCCGGCCAATAATGGGAACGGCGGATGCTTGTAAGTTATTCAACCGCAGAAAGGTTCCGTTTAGATACGAAAGGCGATGGGTTCTTTATAGAAGCAGTCGCTTCCTAAAGGTTAGAAAGGTCTCAAGTCGTGATTAGCGATATCGACCGTCTCCGGTCGCTGGAGCTATCTCTCCTCGGAATTACACGGACGCTTCCACCCCAAATTACAATCCGAAACCTATCGATTCTCCTGACGGTTTACTTAGGTGAAGAGCAGCATACGGTTCGTGGATTATCAAAATACCTCAAGATCAAAAAGGCGGCAGTCTGCCGGGCGATAGATACGCTCTGCAAGATGGATCTTATTCAGCGCCTCCCGGACGCGCGCGATCGGAGGTCGATTATTGTCGGGAGGACCGGCAAAGGGGTTTTGTTTTTAAAAATGATCGCAAGTAATTTATCGGAGATTGAAAGATGAAAAGAGAGCCTGATTTTATAATTGGTGAGCCCAATGACCCATACATTCGTCGTTGGTGGATAATTCCTCGCAATAAGTTTTTTAATATCTACTTGCATAATATTCGTAGAGATGATGACGATAGGGCGCTGCATGACCACCCTTGGGTCTCAATGTCTTTTGTTTTGAAAGGAAGTCTGTTTGAGTTGAGAAAAATCAAAAACTCTAAGGGGGTAGTTCATGTTATGAGGCAGTTAAAACCTTGGCGTCCTTACTTCCGAAAAGCAAAAGCGGCACACCGACTTATAGTCGGGTCAATTAGAGGTACTGATGACACACCGAAGAATGTATGGACCTTATTTGTTACAGGCCCAAGAATTCGTGATTGGGGATTTCATTGTCCTAAAGGATGGGTTCATTGGAAAGATTTCGTTTCTAAGGATAATCAAGGGCAGGTGGGGCGTGGTTGCGGAGAGACTTAATCATGCGCCTGCAAGCCCTTTACTTACCTATAACTGGCGCACTCTTGACCTTCTAACAATCCTGTGAAATAGAAAGATTGTCTCTCTCTAGGGGACACCATCATTCACCTAATACCTTGCCCATTGTGTCGTTTTAGACCTGCGGGCTTTTTTTTTGACCGTTTTTCCTCCATAGGCATAGGGGAGGAGAACCGAATATGGCGGACAACAATAATATGAGCTGGAGCTTTGGTGAGCTCGGAAAGCGTTTCTCTTTTGGGAGAGGCCGTAGACGCCGGGCCTCTGGCGGACCCACAACTCGCCAAGGTAAGCCGGGATTTCAGCACTCGCACGGCTATATTGGGGAGCACGAGGACAATCCTAAGCTCCGTCGCAAGCATAAATATGAGACCTTTAGCGAGATTATCGCCAATCATCTCGTGGTCTCGAGCGGGATGCGGGTCTTTCTTTCAACGCTCCAAAAGACGAAATGGACACCTATTCCGATCGAGGGTGATGCCGAATCCGCGCGCCAAGCGGAAGCAATCGAGAGCATCCTCGATAAAATGGAGACCGCGTGGCCTCAAATCGTTAGGCGATCAGGGATGTATGTATTCTACGGTTTCGGCCTTCAAGAGTGGACCGCAAAGCGACTCGGTGACGGCACGATCGGGATTGCGGACATTGAGCCCCGGGCGCAGCATACGATTGAGCGCTGGGACATTGACGATCGCGGACAGATTGTCGGTGTAGAGCAGAGAAACCCGAATGATGGCGAGCTCTTGCCGATCGAGCGCCGTCGCTTGATCTATTGCGTGGACGACGCATTAAACGATAGCCCCGAGGGGTTAGGCCTTCTGCGGCAGATATTCACGACTACAGAGCGTCTCGAGAACTATTATGAGCTCGAGAGCGTTGGGTTCACAAACGACTTACGGGGAATCCCAATCTTGCGAGCTCCCCTTGAGGAGATGCGGAGGGCTGTTGCTGCCGGTTCCATGACGGCTGACGACGCAAACAAAAAGGTCGAGGTCCTGCGAGGTTTTATCAGCAACCACGAGCGCAAGGATAGCTCTGGTATGTTGCTAGACAGCACGACTTATCAAGACCGGGACGGGAAGCCATCCACGAGCTTTCAATACTCTGTTGAGCTCCTGCGTGGTGACGGTATCGCGCAAACAGACCTACAGACGGCGATCACTCGATCGAGAAATGACGTTGCGCTAGGCCTCGCGAGCTCATTTTTGCTCTTGGGTGAAGATGGCGCCGGAAGCCTGGCTCTCTCCAAAACCAAAATGGACGCATTCATGCTCGCTGTTGAGAGCACGCTCGAGTATCTCGCTTTTGTATATAAGCGTGACCTATTGCGCCAAATCGCCCGCTTGAACGGATGGGATGAGGACAGCCTCCCTAGTCTCGGGTATGAGGCCCCTAAGATGCAGGACATCATAGACCTCCTCGCTGGAATTCGTGACCTATCTGCGGCCTCTGGTGGTCTTGACCCCGAGGACCCAATTATTGATTGGGCTCGAAACGAAATGGGAGCTCCCGTAAGGCCTGACGACATAATCCCTGAGGCAGGCTCTCTTGACCCTCGAGACCCGGACGCGGGAGGCCCCCGAAGAGGATCGCCTAATCCATTCGAGGATGACCCTAACAACAAAGAAAACGACGAGGAGGAGTAAATGGTTCAGATTGTTTTATCCGGCGCATCATATAACTCATACGCAAGCGTGAGTGCGGCAGATGAGTATCTTGCTGCGGACGCGTATCTCTATGCCTCATGGGAGGGGTTAACAGCATCAGGGGCAAAAGAGAGAGCTCTTATCTCTGCAACTCGCTATCTTGAGAACCTTTCGTGGAAAGACGGTGTCCCTTCTGCGTCCTCGCCCGCTCAAGCCGTTACTGACGCCACCATAATTTTCGCTGCAAATATCGCTGTAAACCCGAGGATTCTCGACACGCTTGGATCGGGGGCAAATATTAGGCGCGTTAGAGCCGGGAGCGCAGAGGTGGAGTTTTTCACCGCTAAAGCCGCTGAAATCCTCCCCTCTCGCGTTTTTCGGGATCTGCGAGAGCTATTAAACGGGGCTGGAGGTTTATCTGATGACGAGGCTCTATCAGCTCTTACGGCACCATTTGACGGAGGAGCAGGGCAGCCGCGCTGTAAAGAGCCTTGCAAGAACGGATTAAACAGGCCTTACTCATAGGCCGAAATTATAATAAGCGGGCTCGAGCTATATTTTTGAGCCCTCAAACACCAAGTAACAGGCCTAGAACACCAAGTAACAAGGATTAGAGATGGGAAACGAGCTATTCGGTGTCGATATTGCCGGGATTATCCACGACAACGTGAGCGAAGGTGTCCTGCCGGCCACTTTACGTCGTCGGGTTGAGCGAGGTGATACGGATGATCTAACCGCAGCGCCTCGGTCTATTAATTACGATCACCCCTGCCGAGGGTTTACGGAGTCTTTATCTGTCCAAGACCTGCGGAAAGTTGAGGCCTTGGCTGACGATCGCAAGGTCACTATTATCGGAGGAAGCCTTCCTCTTGGGATTATTCCTGAAAAAGGAGATCAGCTCACGATTGAAGACAATGGGGAGGATGTAAAGTTTCTTGTTTTATCCCTTCTCGATCGAGACCCCGCAGCCGCGACCTACAGCCTTCACGTTAGGCGTTAGTCAATGGAGTGGGAATCCGTCGAAAGTGTTAGACGATTGCTTGCACAACAAGAGCGCCGGATCGGGCGTTTTTTTGATATTGCGATCAACGAGCTCCTGAACGATCTCGACATCGGGCGTCTCGAGCGACTTATCCGGGAGAACAGGCTCCTTGATGCAATTGAGGCTGTTGAGCAAATTGCTATCAGTACGGCAAACGCAAACCAGCAGGCCTTTATTGAAGCCGGGCGCGCGACTGCGACATATATCCAGTCAGGCAGTGTCGCGACAATTGGATTTGATATTACAAACCAGCAAGCGGTCGATCTCATGCGACAAAACCGGCTCGAGTTTATAAATGATTTTTCAGAGAAGCAGACACGGGCTGTCCGATCTGCAATTCTCGAGGGTGTGCGCGAGGGTTTAGGCCCACGAGATGTTGCCCGGCAATTCCGTGGCGCCATAGGCTTAACCGAGCACCAAGAGGGTGCGGTCAGGAACTTTAGACGCCTTTTAGAGCGAATAGGTGAGGATGACGTCGCGAGGCAGTTTCAGCGCGAGGCTTTGACGCGCGAGCTCCGGGACAAGCGTTCAGACCCGCGTATTCGTCGCGCCATCCGGGAGCAGACCCGCTTATCCCCGGACGAGATCGACCGTATGGTGGAGAGGTATCGCAGGGGAGCTCTTAGACGACGTTCTCAAGATATCGCTCGCACAGAGGCCCTTCATAGCGTTCACGGAGGACGAAGAAACGCCCTGCAGCAAGCTATCGGGAGCGGGGCGGTGGAGGTGGACTCAATCCGGCGTCGATGGAATACTGGCCAAGACGGGAGACAGAGGATTCCTCATGACGAGCTGAACGGAGTTATTATCCGCCACGGTGAGGTCTATACTAACTCTCTCGGGAGAATTGCTCACCCGGGAGACCGTTCTGCTGTTGCAGCTAATGTAATCAACTGCCGCTGTGTTGAGACAATCCGAATAAGGTAAGATTGGCTGCAACCGCCAGAACTGTGCTTATTCACGGCATAAGCTTATTTTAAAGCCCTTCCCAAAACCTCCACTCTGCCATACAGGAGCATGAGACAGGAGGTTCCCCATGCGGTTCAAAAAAGGCGACAGCTTTAGCTATTCCGGGACAATGGAGGTCAGCGACTCCAATGGGAATGCAGTTCAAGACCTCACGGGATGGACCGGGGCGAGCTGGATAGCTGATAAAGACAATCGCAGAATTGCGACCTTGGCTTTTTCATGGATTAATGCGGCTGAGCGCGTGGCAACAATCTCTGAGCTCGATACATCGGGATGGCCGGAAGGTCTCGCTTATATCGATATTCAACTCACAGACCCGAGCGGGATTAAGGTCTCGACAGATATAGAAACGATCGAGATTTACACTGGAGTGACCGGGAGCGCTACCTAATGGCTCTAAGCCCTAAATACACACTAAAGGCGAATCTGCACGCAAAGTCAGGTGGAAACCTTGATTTCTGCGAAGATGACAAATCTTTAAACGCCAGATTAACGCCCTTTTTTCTAGTCCCAGCCTCGGTTAGCTCAAGGCCATTTGTTCATAATCAGACGGAAGCATTATCTGTATGGACAATCACCCATAACTTAGGCCACATAGCAGACATAACTATTACCGACGGAACCGGTGAGCAGGTTATCGGAAATATTTTTCACGATAGCGTAAATCAAACGACTATCACTTTCAGCGAGCCGATCGCAGGTAAGGCCAGAGCGGATTAACCAAGGAGAACACCGTGAAACATTTAAGTCCCTTAAATATGGTTCTGAACTCAATCATGAACCTAGTACTGGAGAAGCTTCCAAGCGATCCTGCTGTGGCTACTCAAGGCCGAATTTACTACAACACAACAAACAATATCGTCCGTTTTGCCAACGGCACTGTATGGGCTGACCTCGGCTCACATATGACAGGTGGAGAAATCCTCGCTGCATTACTTGCTGTTGACGGAGCGGGCTCATCTCTCGATGCTGACTTGCTCGATGGTATGGAGGCGTCAGCTTTTGCTTTAGCCTCTCATACTCATGCGGCCGCAGACATCACAGACTTAGTAGGTGTGATCGACTCGCGCGTCATGGCTGCCTTCACAAACAGCGCTGTTGACGCCACCGTCGATACGATCGCTGAATTCACCCAGCTTATTAAGGACAATCAGGGCGATATCGCGAACATCCTCTCGATCAAAAGACACGATGAATTGCTTGGCGCTAATGTCTTGAGTACTGTCACGCATAACTTGAATACGCTAAATGCCGTTGTTCAAATTGTTGAGGTTGCAACGGGTGAAACTGTGATAGCAGATGTTCTTCGCACGGGCGTAAATACAATTGACGTTTCTTTTCAAATCGCTCCAGCAGCAAACGCGTATAAGGCGATCATCCTCGCATAATACAAGAAAATGAAGTCCCTAGTTGATATCGTCAAGGATGGCGTGAGTGCTTTTAAGTACAGCACAAACGTCATCAATGGGTCAGGCCGTGTTTATTGCTACAATGACGCACGCTGGGTCACGAATGCTGATGACAACTTCGGGACTACATATTATCAATTTTTAGAAAGCGGAGGCACTGCCTCCGAGCCTATTCGGGAGTGGGAGCATAGAGGTGATTATGTTCGCGCCGGAACAGTCCTGCATGAATTGGATATTTTCGGGCGGATTACAGATGTAAATACAGTCACCGACATGGAAATATCTATAAGCTATCGAAGCGGTCTAAACCGCTGGGACTCGATAGGATTAGACAATGACAGTGAGGATGGTCACGCGCAGCTATGGCGCGGTTTTTGGAAAGCTGGTGGACCAGGCGTTACCGCAAATACAGGCCCGGTGAACGATTACATCAGGCGATCTTTCCCTCTTGGCGATTATGTCGCACCGGCTGATGGAGATATAAGAATTTACTTTAAGCCTGTGAACGTAGACCCAAGACCAAATACAGCGACTGATTATATGCTTATTTCTTATAGTTGGCTTATGTCCATTCCTCGGAGAAAATAGCCGTGAAGACTAAGCAGGAAGCGCTTTCCGCCGTTGCAAAATTTGCATCTGATGTCCGCATAATTATCATGCAATCTGATGATGGAATTAAGATAGCCGGATTGGTGGATAAGGCAAAAGACGCTGCAATCCTGCTCTATAAAAGAGCTGATGACCCGGATGAGTTTATCCTTCGGGCGTTTGAAAGGGAGGCTAATGAACGATTCCGCGGTGAGACTCCTCAACAGCTCGCTGAGATAGTTATAGCGAAAGCAAATGCAGTTCGAGATATTAGAGCAAAAGTGGACGGTCTTGAAAGCCGGTTCAAAACGGCAGTTGCGATGGCTCAAGATGATGCGTCTGCTATTGCAACATTCAAAGGAGGACGGAGCCTAGCTATTCGGGAGCTTTCTCAGCTTGGGATTCCGCTCGAGGTCCTCAATTCTTTATAGAAAGACTGTAGTAATCATCTCCCTCGGACAGCTTTCCAAATAAGGAAACCCCGAGATACATACCTCGGATGCGCCATCCGGGGTTTTTTTGAGCCTCAAGAGCCTCTCTGAATATCTTATCGATTTGCTCTCTCGAGAATCGGCTGCGCTCGTGCTTGAGGCACCAATCATGCAAAGCAGCCGATTGCATATAGGCAGGATGAACCCGAGGAAAGAAAATACGGACGAAAGGGATGGGCGGAACGCTCGCTCCATCGAAAGGAAACTCTGCCGGGACAACGATCTCACCTTTCGATTGATCGTTATAATCAAGAAGCCATCGAAAAGACTGGCCGGTTAACCACGGCTCCTCAACTCCATCAGGTGAAGCTAGAAAGCTTATTTTAGATGTGAATTTCAAAACGTTGCCCATGTTCTCCCTATAGTGGCAAAGTCAAAAATAGGGAAGCAGCTTAATTCTCTAAAAATAATGATTTCGACTTGCTCGCTCGATCGTCTTGGTGCAAACAGTCCGAAACCCCGAGGAGAAAACCCATGAACGAAGACCACGACGAGACACAAGCAGAAGATCCATTTGCGATCTTTGATGACTTAGAGTTTGACGATATCGAAGCAGGCGAGAGAGATCAGCCGATTAAAGTCGGGGTCAAGAAGGTCTCGACCGGCGTTCAGATTAAGCTCTTGATCCGCCCGGAGATGGTCAAGGAAATGGATATCAAAGAGGGCGACTTTATGAAGCTGCAAGGCGCTGACCTCGATGAAAGTATCGCTCTTAAGATTAGCAAATCCGGGACACCGACAAAAACGGTTGTGAAAAAGAACACCGTCGGGGCTCGGGCGCATGACGAAAACCCCAAGGATTTCGGAATGGTCGTAAACTTTACCCGGATGACCGATATGGGAATTGGGGCCTATAGCGGAACGCCGGACCTTAAGGATCGGACCGTCCGCGACGGCGCGCTCATCTTGATATTGGATAAGGGCGAGAACGAGATCGTTGCCAAAAAACCAAGGCAGCCAAAGGCCCGGAAGGCGATCGCGTCAAATAATCCGAGCGGGATCGTTTTCGATTATTATGGAAACGGGCGCTACAAGCCGACAGTCGAGTCCGACGAGCACCTCGAAAGAATGATAACGAGCGGCAAATCGATGGATGATATTGTGGTGTTTTTTGGCGGTCAGGCAAAGCCAGAGGACTTGCGGCGTCGATATAACCAGCTTAAAGAGATGTAATTCCTTGCCATAGGAAAACGAAAAGCCGCGTAGGGTGGGGGCCTTACGCGGCTTTTTTATTGGGTGAATATCGCGAGAAGAATAAAGATGATGCCAAAGGCGAGAGCTACCATCGATATCTCAAAAAGATGAAGGTCTTTCACGGGTATATTCTCGAAAAACTCGTCCTCAACCTCGTCAGGCTCTAAGTGTCCATAAAGCCTATAAAACCGGACGCCTGCAACGAGAGAAATCCCGAAAGAAATCCCGGAGCAGAGCGCCAAGCCAAGCCCCGGGAGCGTGATGGACGTCACGTCGACCATTAAAACGGTATCTCGTCATCGAGATCAAAGTCTCTGCCTCGATCGTTTGAGTTAGACGAGCCCGAGGAGCTTCCGCCTCCGTAGCCACCGCCACCAGATCGTCCACCGCTACCGTAATCCCGGCCACCACCTCCGTTGTTGTCATCTTTGCTGCCTAGCATCGTGAGTTTACAGCCTGGCCCTTGCAAGACGATCTCCGTGGTGTATTTGTCGTTCCCGTCGCGGTCTTGCCACTTCCGGGTTTGCAGCTTGCCTTCGATATAGAGCTTTGAGCCCTTCTTAACGTAGCGCTCGACAACATTGACGAGCCCCTCTCCAAAGACAGCAACGCGGTGCCACTCGGTCTTTTCCTTGCGGTCTCCGGTGTTCTTGTCTTTCCATTTTTCGGACGTCGCGAGAGAGAAGTTCGCAACCTTTCCGCCATTACCAAAGGATCTGACCTCGGGATCGTTCCCAAGATTACCAATCAGCATTACCTTATTGAGTGAGGACATTTCGGTCTTTCTGTAAAACAGCTTCCAGCCCGATTGCCGGAAGCTTTGAGGTTGTTAAATGATTTCTGCTGGCCTTAATAATTTAGGCGAAAAGTACATACTCTTCATCTCATCTCTTACGAAGTACATGCACAAAACATCCGTTTCTTTAATGCCTTGCGGGGCAGGACCTACACGGATGGCAACCGTCATGGATGGGCCGCCTGACTTAAGCATAACGAGATCGCCCTCGCCCGGAGCGAAAGGCTTTTTAGGCTTCCTTGGTTTTTTTGCAGCAGCTTTTTTAGGGGCTGCCTTCTTAGGTTTCTTCATATTGATCTCCTTGATCTTGGCGGAAGTGCCTTTTGAAGTGAATTAACATGTCTCGATTATTCGAGAAACGAGGGTCTTTTCAAGTCAAACTAACCAGATTGCATATCCAGTGGGAACTCGCGTTCCGGATTCAGAGAACGAGCCCACGGGTAGATCGTGCCAGCTATAATCTCCCGGGAGCTCTTGGTGATCGTAATGCGCTGTTGCGGGCAGGATAGAGATCAACTTTCCTCCGGGCTTCACAAACTTGAGGGCGTGTATGACGTGCTTGAGATAGTGACGTCCGTAGAAAGGCGGGTTCATAAACACGAGATCGTAAGGCTTGAGGTGGTTGTGCTCGACCTCGAGAAAGTTCGCCTGCATGACCGTGTAACCTTTTGCTCGAGCCTCTCGGACGCGCCCGGCGTGATATTCGATCGCGTGAAGGGATATCTTTTTGTGCTCCGTGCGGCTCCAGCCTTTTGCACGTTCTTTTTCTCGATAAGCAACAGCATCCAGCAAGCGGCCGCATCCACATTGAGGATCGAGAACCTTTTGCACTCCGTAGATACGACTTTCTGTCAAGACCTCTCGCGCGACCTTCACCGGCGTCGGATAATACTGCAAATCTTTGGCGAGATCGCGCGCGCGAGGGTCTGCCTTGAGGTCGTCCTTATCAGGCTCCACGTCCGGGAGAACGTCGCCATAGTATTCCGCAAGCCCTCGATTGATTTGGAGGCAGGCGTGCTCGCTAAAGTGAACGTGAAGATTTCCGTTCTTGAAAAACTTAAAGGTCAGGCCGCGATAGGTCTCACGATCGCCTCTTTGAATGGAATACAGGATATCCCGATCGACAAGCCCGTCACCATCAAAAACTTGGAGAGCGTTGAGCATATCCTCTGCGCGCTGCCATCCCCAGCCTCCCAAGCGAGACCACTCGCTCCGAGCGTTGTTGATAATGACCCGCTTGGGGAGGCCCTTCACTCCGACTTTGACCTTGCTGTGCGACTTATAAGCCGGATCGAGAGTGATAAATGCCTCAGCAAGCCCTCGAAGGATCGCCTCGCGCGGGTCCGCAAGATATGGTCCAAACGTCCCGACGAGGTTCTCAACCGTGAACGGAGGCGGGTTTTGCATATCTTGATCGAATTTCTTTTTATCCGCAGCGGTCGCGAGAATGTTCATATTGCACCATTTAAATGCCGCCCACCAAGCGCTCCCGAGGAGAGCTTTCTCCATCGTCTCTTTGCTCACGCGCCCTTGCCGGTCAAAGATATCGCGTCTCCCAAAGGCGCCAGAGACGGTGCAGACCTGATTGATCTTTTCTCCGGCCTCCTCATAGGCCTTTATCGTATCTGGTATTTTTGCGAGCTTCTCGAGGTATTCCTCAACAAGATCGCGCGGGTCCCGGATTGCCCCGAGGGTGGTATTCGCAGGTTTCATAGTGATTTCTCTTTTGGAGGGTCGATAGGTAGCTCTGCGAGACGACGCTCCGTGCCGCAGTCGTGACAGTCTGCCGAATCGTAAACCGTGGATAGCTCCCATTGCTGACTATCGACACACCATCTTGCGGCTCCGTCTCGAGACACGTTCTCGGAGGAACAGGTCCCGCAGATGATCTTGATGCGGCTCATGCCGCGTTAGCTTTCCAAAGCTCAAGAGCTTCCGCCTCGGGCAGTAGGTTCAAAATCTTGACGTCATCTCCGTGGCGAGAACGGACGTGCTCGACAATCTGCTCTTGCGGGAACGTCCGCCCTTTTTGCTTTTTGGCGAAATAGCGCACGCTTCCCTTGACGTAGAACAGGACCTTTGAGCGAAACGCGGTTTTCATTTCCTTGCGATAGAGGTGCTCCGTAATTTGATCGCTTGCCCAAATCTCAAGGTCCGTATGGATCACGACGTCTTCGTATGTCGTCGCGGGAAAGTTCGCCTTGATATAGGCCTCAACCTCCTCGAGGTGAGTCCGCCACGCGCCAACATGCTCCATCTCAAAGTTGATCGGATCGACGTCGGTACAACCTCCGTGACCGCGATTGCTGACGATCGCAAAAGGCTTTCCGTCGACATATAGCTTTGCCGAAAAGCAATAAGTCTCCTCTGATAATCGTTCCGAGTATTCGATGGCTTTAAGTTCAAGTTTCATTTTACTCTCCCGCAAAAAGTGAGATGCGAGCGGAGGATATCCGCAAGCTGCTGTTCATGGCGAAACGCTCAACACCATCTAAAACGTAGATTTTACGGCGCTCGATATCGCCGGAAAACATATCCGCAATCCACACGGATTTAGCTGTCCGGCGCTCGATTTTAGCCTCGACCCTGCTGTCCGCGTCCGTGATAAATCGACCCCAATAAGTCTGACCTACCTTGAATTTTGTAGTGGCTTCCACCTTACGCCTCCTCTTTGAGGAAGTCGTATGCGCCCTTAGCGATCCCGTCGAGGCGGTTGATCCCGAAAGCCTCCATCTCTGCAAGGAGCTCGTCAGCGTCGTATTTGCCTCTGTTCGAGACGTCGTACATGATCCCACCAAGGGAGTCCTTGAGGACCTGTTTATAAACTGGATTTTCTTTGAAATTGCTCATTTTGTGTCTCCGTAAGTGGGCTCGATTGCCCTTTGACAATTGTGGTCTACGGTGCGCACAGTGGCATTGCAACACAAAATCTCAAAAAATCGAGAAAATAATGAAAACACTCTATGCACGCCGTCAAGTATTGAACTGGCAGGAGATCGATTCGTGGGCAAAGTCGCACGGGATTAAGACCACGCTCGGGGATGACATGCACGTCACGATCGCCTTTTCCCGGGAGCCGGTCGAGGTAACGGATGCGGACACGATGAAGGTTCCCTATACAGTCCCGGCAGACGAGACTCGGGAACTTAAGCCTCTCGGGGATGAGGGCGCTTTCGTTCTTGCGTTCAAAGACGCGCATCTTTCCGCGCGCTGGCAAGAACTCAAGGAGCTCGGAGCGCATTGGGCATACCCGACTTATCAATCTCACGTCACGATAACTTACGAAATGGATGCTGTTGACGGTTCCGAAATCCCTGCATACATGGGTGAGATAGAGCTAGGCCCGGAAATCTTCGAGCCGCTCAAGGAAAAATGGAAAGAAAACGTGACGGAAAAGAAACTGAACAAAGCATTTAAGACCTCCTCGATTGCCAAGGTCGACAAAAAGCTAGGCCTTGTTTTCGGTTATGGGATGGTTTGCAAGGTCGATGGCGAGGATTATTTCGACCTACAGGATCAGCATATCCCGGAGGACGTAATGCTCAAGGCAGCTCTTGATTTTGCACAGGTAAACTTTGCCAAGGACATGCACGGCCACGGAGATTTCGGAAACGAGAGCATCGGTGGCTATCCGTTTTTGTTCCCTATGACGACGGAGATCGCCAAGTCCCTCGATATAAAAATCAAGAAATCCGGCCTTCTGGTCGCGTTAAAACCGACAGAGCCCTCAATTTTAGAAAAATTCGAGGATGGAACATATAAGGGCTTTTCCATTGGTGGCATGGCTCACGAGCTTGAGGACGTATAATGGGAAAGCAAATCATTAGAAGCATGACGCTGGACGAAATCAGCGCCGTCGATGAGCCCGCTCAAAAGCCAGCGAGGAAGGCCATTATCAAGTCTCGAGGCGGTGAAGTCATTGTAAAGACAGTGAAAATGACGACTGCTGTCGATGGGCATCAGCATATTGTCGATCAGCATGATTGGGAAGGGAACTATCTTGATGGCGGTCAGACAAGCTGGGTTTCCGGTTCCCCGGGCGAGGAGCATTCGCACCCTTGGACACGCGATGAAAATGGAAGGGTTGTCATTGGCGAATCTTTAGGTCACATGCACGATATAGAGGAAATTTCGAAATCCACTCAACAGACACCAAACGGAGAAACTGCAATGGCGTCCAAAATTAAAAAATCCTTGCTAGCAAGCGCAGCTTTGACGCTCGCGGCAATCACGAAGTTCGATACAGAATCGAGCTGGGGAGATGCAGAGGCGATCGATATCGTCAAGGCAGCTCAAACTCATGACGTTGTTGGCGCTCTCACTGGTGATCTAGCCAAAACCCTCGAGAAAATGAATGACGAGGAGGAGGAAGACGAGAACAAGAAGAAAATGGCGGACCTCGAAAAGAGCGTTGCGACATTGACTGCCGTCAACAGTTTGAACGCGATTAACAAGGCTCATTATGACAGTCTCCCGGATGATGATGCTAAAGCCGCTTTCTTGAAGGCGGACGAAGACAAGCGCGCGAGCCTTATCTCGAAAGCCAAAGACGGTGATCCGGTTGTTTACACGGCTATCAATGGCGACGAGTTCCGCAAGTCAGACGACCCTCGGATGGTCAAGATGGCTCGCGATCGCGATAATGAGCGTGAAGAACTCGCAAAAGCCAAGGTCGCGGCGCTGGATGCTAGGATTGAGAAGCGGTCAGCCGAGTTTGACAAGCTTCCGGGTAGCGAAGACGTCCGCAAGGGTATCATGCGCGCCTTCGAGGGAATCGAGGACGAGGATATCCGCAAGGGCGCATACGCAGCGCTGAAAGCTGGTAACGACGCCCTCGGTGGAGACTTTGCTCCGTCAGGCGCAATCTCAAAATCCGATGCAAAGGGTTATGAGGATCAGCTCAACGATCTGGCTAAAAACCACGCTAAAGCAGAAGGCGTCTCATTCGAGAAAGCCTATGTTGCGGTAACTCAGAGTGGGCCAGGTCGCGATCTATACAACAAAGTACGCATGGCTGAATAGCCGAGCGTAAAGCTTACACACCGCCCCGGCGGATTTCATTTAGGGCATAGACGGAGAAAATCATGACCCAGCACAAGTCAAACTTAGACAACGCGACAAGCGTCACTGTCTTTTCGGGGCCAGCAACAGCAGCGGCTCCACAGAAAGCTAATCGCTTTCTCTCAACTAACTCGAGCGGTCAGTCTGTCTATACGGCAGCAGGCGAGGTTGCTGATTTTGTAAGCCTTGGAACAGCGGAGTCCGAAAATGCTCCAATCCAAGGCGCTCAACCCACTGGCGCGATCATTCCGGTCGAGGCTGGTGGAGTAATTGCCGTGGGCGATCTTGTCGCCTCCGGCGCAGATGGTGTCGCGGTTGTCGCGGCTGCCGGAAATGCCATTCTCGGCAAAGCAGTTGTGGCGGCGGGTGCCGTTGGTGAGGTCATTGGCATCACCTTCGCATTCAAAGGCACGGCTTAATCGTCGGAAACGGCATTCATCCTAAGCTGAACTCAGAAGGACCCTAAAACATGTTTCAGGTAAAAAAAGCAGTCTCACCATCTCGGGTCCGTTCTCGGACACATACCGACACTGGTTTGACAAATATTTTGATTTCCAATTTCCAAGACGACGATGCTTTCGTTGCGGATAAGGTTTTCCCAATGGTAAAAGTCAAAAACTTCACAGACTTTTATTACAGCATCCCTTCGAGCGATTTTAACCGCTCGCAAATGCAAGAACGCGCTCGCGGAGCTGCGCCAACGCTCGGTCAGTTCGATTATGAGAAAACAGCGTTCTTGGCGAAAATCTTTGCCTTGATGGTCGCGCAGACCGACGAGGACGAGTATGATATGGACGACATCCTTGAGTGGGACACGGACGCGGTAATGTTCTTGAATTTCCAAGGCAAGCTGCGCCGGGAGATCGATTTCTTCACCACCTATTTCAAAGCTGGTGTTTGGACTCGGGATCTGACCGGTATCGCTGCAGGAACTGCTCCGTCAGACGTTCAGTTCACTCAATGGTCAGACGACGCTTCCGATCCAATCAAGGACATTCGTCGTGAACGCACTCGCTGTATTTTGCTGACAGGCGTTAAGCTCAATACACTTACGATGGACGAATACACGAAAGACGTCCTGCTTGAGCATCCGGGCATCCTTGATCGTCTCGATCGCGGACAAACTCCGGGCGGACCAGCAAAGGCCAGCATCGAAGACCTTAAGCGTTTGTTTGAGGTTGAATACATTCACGTCAGCTATGCCGTTCAAAATACAGCGGCACGCACGACGGATGAAGAGAATGCTGTGGCAAACGAGTTTATCACAGCTAACGGCTGCCTATTCTCATACACACCACCTCGTGTCGGCAAGCGTGTCCCTGCTGCGGGTTATAACTTCGTGGTCGATATTTATTCCGATATCGGAATGCGTATGCGCCGCCACGACGATCGCCTGCGCCTTGCAGATTTCCATATCATCGATGACGCGCAAGCCTATCATCAGGTGAGTGCCGATCTCGGGGTCTTCTTTGAAAATACCGGCACCCTGTAAGACTCGGAACAGGGATGACAATTCAAGCCTCGCGGGTTATGCTCGCGGGGCTTTTTAGTAACCACAAGGACAATACTTATGACACGCCGCAAAAGAGAAATCGGAAATTCATCTCGCAGACAGTTTGACGACGAGCGCGATCTCACACCACGCCGTCGGAATATCAACACCGCAGGCAAGACCTTTCACCCGGGCGAGCCTATCGATCGGGAATGCACAACATTGCAAACTCGCGCTCTTTGGTATCGCACTGGCAGAGTTGTTTATCTCGATGAATTCAACCCTATTCAGACAAAGCAATCTGACGAAACAGAGGGCTTGTCCGTCGATGTTGACGCATTGAGCGCAGAGGAGCTCGCAGAGCTTCTTGAGATGCACGGTCTCGATGAGGTTGAGTTTGCTGATGAGGCTGCTCAACGCGAAGGACTAAAAAAGGTTATGTTTATCAATATCGATATTCAGGATGAAAACTTGATTGACGACGAAGCTGCTAAGGCGATGCTTGTTGTTGGTGAAGATGGCTCCGTTACCGCTGCTCAAGATGCAGAAAAAGCGATCCTTATCGAGCAGATCAGGTCTCGTGGCGGCACAGTCAATGGCCGGCTAGGTATAAACAAGATCGCAGCCGTTCTGGCAGAGCTTGTTCTTACTGGCAAAAGTGGGTCAGAAGAAGAGTAAATGCCGCGCGATCCTCTCGAGGTTGTTCTTGATGGTATGGATCGGTTTATTGCCAGAGAGATCACGGGGCTTGTCTTCGAGGTCTCTGCCGAGTTGATAGAGGCAACACCTCTTGATCTCGGCTGGGCGCGAGCGAACTGGATTCCGCAGGTCACAACTCCATATCGCGCCAATCTTAAGGACGTAGAAACCACAAGCGGTTTGGCCTCCTCATTGGCCTCGTCTGCGGAAAGTCAGCTTTTTTCGATCGCTGCATCTTACCGGATAGATCAAGGACCTATTTTCGTAAGCAATAATGTGCCATATATAGGTCGATTGAATGACGGTCACAGCAAGCAGGCGCCTGCTGGATTTGTTCAGTTTAGTATTGCGAAAGCGGTCGCAGCAAAGAGATCAGGTCTGTAAATGAGCACTAGCGGCACACAGGTAAGCGTCAGGAACGACTTTAAAAAGAAGGTCCTCAACCGAATCCGGGATGAATTTGAGAAGCCGATGCGGGTTCCGGTTGCGTACCCAATGAAGCCAACGGCTAAGTTCATCGGTCTGCCGGAGTGGGCGAAAGTAGAAATACAGCACGCACCAAGCTATCAACGGTCACATGGCGGAAAAAACCACCGTAGGTATGTCCGCACAGGAACGATAACCATTAAAGTTTCCCTCCCGATTGATATCGGAAGCGCTAGAATGGATGAATTGACAGAGGCTCTCGAGCGTATGTTTGAGGGTAGGAATATAGACGGAATCGACTCGTCTTTCCCCCGGGTTGGCTGCCGTGAAGCGGGCCTTGATGAAACGGGTCGATATAATGTGCTTTTATGTGAAGTGTTTTTCCATTACAGGCAAAAGAAATAGCGAGATCAGGAGACCTTAGATCATGACCGATACAAACAGCACAGAACTCGTATACACGAGGCAAACAGGATTTAAGCAGCCCCTCGCGGACCCTGCAAAGTTCCGAGTGATGGAGCGATCAGAGCTCTCTCAATTTGGCGAGACTTACACCAAGTCAGAGCCCACACGGATTAGCCGAAACCGAAACCCTCGTCAGAAACGTGTCACGGCTAAAGACAGTGGTGTTGAGTTTGCTGCAAATCTCGATGTGGATTCAATGCTCGAGTTTGGTGGAGCCTTCCTTTACGGAAAAGCCACAGGCCCGGCTTCAATGCGTGTGACTGGTATTGCGGCAGACACCATTACGGTCGATCCTGTTAGTGCATCCGTGGCCGCGACAATCCAATCTGGAGGGGCCACCACTATCTTTGCCCTCAAAGGTCTGCGGTCCGTAGCGAACCAGACAACCCGGGGCGAGTTCCTTCTCGGTGCGGCGGTCGCAGCAGGGGCTACAGCGATCACTCTGACAGGCCTTACCGCAGAGTCGATCCCGGCAAATCGTCGCGTCGATGCATATATCGCTGGTGTGCGCGGTGCGGCTGGTGATCTTGCGATTGACGCAGATGGAAACCTGATATCAACCACGCTTGATCTCACCACTCTTGGCCTTGTTGTAGATCAGGCAATTTACATCGGCGGAACGGACGACGTGAATGGGTTTGCCGAGGAGGACACTCACGGATTTGCGCAAGTCCAAGAGATTGCTGCCAACAAGATAACGCTTTACAATCGTGACCGGACATATGCTGCGGATGCGGGAGCAGACACTCAAATCGACATTCTGTTTGGCCCTTACCTCCGAAACTATCCGATCGGAGATGTGAACTTTGAGCGCGTTTTCTACACCTTTGGCTTATCAACAGAGTTCACAGACCCTGATGTGACGAAGTATGAATATGCAAAAGACAACGCCTGCGACTCCATGAGTATCGCGCTGGAGGATGAGTTCGCCAGTGTTACATTCGGCTTTGTCGGCACAGAGACAACTCGCCCCAGCACAATCGCTCAAAACGGTCATACTGATGCTGCCCCGCTAAACTCAACAGCCGAGTTTGCAACAAATGTTGACCTTGTTCAGTTTGCTATCAAAAAAGATGATGGCTCAAATCTGATGACTGATTTCGATGACTTCACCTTAACGATTGCCAATGGCGCAGCCGCCCGGAAGGTTCGAGGAACACTTGTCCCGAGCCAGATCAATATCGGGAACCTCGAGGTTTCGGCGGAATATACTGCAATCTTTAGCAATTCGGACATTATCGAAACGATTGCTTGTGATGGCGAGCTCTCGCTCCGGTTCCCGATTTGGAATGATGACGGCGGAATGTATTTTCATATTCCGAGGCTTGGCCTCGAGGGCGGCGATCGGAGCTTCCCGGAAAATGAAAGTGTTACGATTTCAACAACTGGCTACGCTTACAATGAGGATCGTGACGGGGCTTGTTTGGCGATTACAGTCTTTCCGCTCTTACCGAAAAAGCCTTGTGCTGCCTAGATGATATAAATCAGCTAGTCCCACATTAGCAGATTTATCGTCGCGCCCTCGCTTGAACCCACCAAGCGAGGGTTTTCTATTTTTCGAGACTGACTAGACAAGGCACATATTTCGGGGCAGAGAGGCGAAAAGCAACTCTCGGAGCTCCACATGTCTAAATTTGACCACCTTATTAAAGGCCTTGAGGTCGACAACAAAACACCAAAGCCATTCAAGTTTGAACTTATCGCGGGCGTGGTCGAGATTATGTTTCTCCCGGCACTTGAGGGAAATGATGACTATGCGGACGCCTCACTCTTATTTGCACAAAAAAAAGGTAAGGACGCAAACCGCAAGGGGAAGGTTAACCCCAAAAAAGAAATGAAGCGCGCGCGCCGTGAAGATATGGCTATGTTTGCTAAATATTGTGCTACAGGTTGGACCGGCGTCGTTGACACTAAAGGCGATCCGGTAAAATTCACAAAGTCAGACTGCTTTGATTTTCTCGTCGCAATGCCTGTTCGTTATCAGGACTCACTTCGAGGCTGGATTCGCAGTAGCGCTAACTTCCTCCCGGACCGCCCAAAAATCGAAGACGAAGCAGATGAATTTGATCTATCCGATCTCGATGATCTTGATGAGTTTGACCTCGATAGTCTTGATGAGGCGATCGAGCAGGAGCGCAAGAACGAGGAGGATGAGACGCTGGGAAAGCTCTCGGGCGAGTCATCGAATGGGAAGGGCGCTACAGCCGAAACAAAAGGCAAGTAAAGGGCGCAATCACTAAAGGACGCCCCCTCCCTGACTGGTATCTTGAGAGGCCAGATGTTCCACGTGGAACACTTTGGCTTTTTCGGGCCTATTGGGACTTGTTCACAGACAGATCCCCGGACGGTCAAATCCGGTGGAGCATTGCGCGAAAGCGATTTAAAGCAAGTGGCCGGCATAAGCGCATGTGGCCTATTTTTTGGGATTGTATTCAAGCCATGCACGCGGGCTACCAAAGAGACCAATCGCGTGCTACATTCCGTGGAAAAGGTAAAAAGAAACCTGAAACGGAGTAAGTTGTGCCTTCATATCCTATTGATGTTCGGGTCGATCCTAGAAACGCAGCAGCAGGCTCGCAGCGGGTCAGGCGAGAGCTTCGTGGAGTTAGAACTGAGGCCAGTGCTCTACAAAAGACAATGCTCGCACTATTCGCGGGGGCAGGTGTATCGGTTGCGATTTCTCGATCGGTAACACTTCTTGCTGATTTCTCTCAGCAAATGTCTACCGTTAAAGCGATCACGCAGGCCACAGAAACCCAATTTGTAGCATTACAGGCAACAGCCGAGACGTTAGGGCGGACGACACGATTTAGCGCCTCACAGGCAGCAGAGGGCATGGCTTTCCTCGCGCGCGCGGGTTTTGATGCAGATCAGGTACTTGGAGCAATCGGAGGAACGCTCAACCTGGCTCAGGCTGGCGGGCTTGGGCTTGGCTCTGCGGCCGATATCGCATCAAACGCATTGCAGGGCATGAGGCTTGAGGTAGATCAGACCGGGCGCGTTGTTGACGTTTTCGCTCTTGCAGCAAACTCCAGCAACACAAACGTTCAACAGCTTGGTAATGCAATGTCGTTTGTCGCGCCTATTGCTAGCGGTCTAAGTGTTGGACTGGAGGAGACGACGGCTGCAATCGGAGCTCTATCTGACGCTGGTATTCAGGGATCAAGCGCAGGCACGGGCTTGAGACGAGTTCTGACGGGCCTCGAGAACCCATCCAAAGAGGCGGCTAGAATTTTAAGAAGCCTCGGAATTACAACGGACGACGTGAAGGTTAGTAGTGTCGGGCTTTCTAGCGCCCTATCTCTATTGAGCGAGCGAGGCCTTACAACCTCACAGGCTCTCGAGATTTTTGGAGATAGAGGAGGCCCGGCGGCAGAGGTCCTGCTGCAAGTCGCGGGTCGATCTGATGGAGCCCGGAGCGCATTGGATGAGATGACGCGCAGTCTCGAGAACGCGGGAGGAACTGCCGAGCGTATTGCAGAGACGATGGACGACAACCTAAATGGCGCCATTCTTTCTGCTCGATCTGCTCTTGAGGGACTTATCCTCTCAATTGGCAACGCTGGCGCGACAGACGCTCTAACGGCCACGTTTGACGGATTGGCAACAGCATTTAGATTTGCTGCTGATAATGCAGATATTCTTCTTTTTGCCCTTATAGCCCTGTCCGCTCAAGCAACTGCTCCGGCGTTTGTTCCGTTGATTACTCAAGCCCACGCAAGCACAACAGCGTTTCTGGCCAAGACAGCAGCCCTTAGAGGGACAACTGTCGCTATGATTGCCGCGCAGACAGCAGCACGCGGCCTTGGCGCTAGCCTTCTCGCTTTTGCGGCAGCAAACCCTATCTTGCTTGGAATTGCCGCTATAGCTGGCGCTTACGTCTTGCTGAGAGACAAAACCAAAGACACCGGAGATGAAATTCAAAGAACTGCTGGAATTTTAGCGGATTATCGAAGCAATGCGAGCGCCATCCAGAGAGATACAGAGCTCTTAGCTTCACGTAATGAGGATTTATCTGAGGCCATTCTTGAGACAGGAAGTTCCGCGCAAGAGGCTGCTCGACTTGAGATCGATGCTATATCTAAGCGACTTGCCAGAAATAAAGACCTGCAAAGGTCTTATGAGGCATCTTTGCGGGCTCAGCTCGCGGTTGCAAAAGCTACGCAATCAGGGAACGATCAAGAGGAGTTGTCTCGACTTACTGGTGTCTCTCGGACGACTCGACGCGAGATCAATCGAGGAAACAACACCCGGATTGTAAGAGAGAGACGGGATGAGGCAGAATTTTTAGCAGAAGCTAACTCCGAGCTTGAGAACCAAATTGATCTTATTATCGAGCTTCAAAAAGAAGGCGAAACGCTGACTGAAAATCAGGTGAAAATTCTTGAGTTCAATGCGCAAAGAAAAGAAGACCTAAACGAAATTCTCGGACTTGAGGATGCTATTAATCAACTCAACAAGCCAACAGAAAGAGATGAAGGCGGCGGCGGTGGAGGCGGCGGTGATAACGATAACGGAGCCAGCTCACCTGATTTCGAGGAGCGCCTGCGCGCCCTTCAAAAAGAAACTGAGGCGCTTGGACTTAACGAGCGCGCTCGCGAGGCCCGGAACAAGCTTCTCGATTTTGAGAAAGACCTTGAGCGTGATCTTAAAGATGGACGTGAAAGAAATCTCGTGGTTGCAGAGATCGCTCGTCAGCAGACGCTTCTTGATGCGCAGGCCATTGAGGATCGTGTAAAGTCTATGACGGAGGAAAACTCCCTCCTGTCTCTAAACACTCGAGAGGCAGAGGCTCGATCTGCCGTTCTTGAGCTTGAGCGCGAAATCTTGCGCAGGTTAACTCCTGCCGAGGAGGATCGCGTGCGGTCTCTTGTTGCGGAAAATCAGGCACTAAGAGACAGCTCCGTAATTAACGACCGCCTCGACTCTTTGGCTCAGCAAGCAGAGCTATATCAACAGATCGGAATCGAGGCTGAAATTGCCACAGAGATTTTACGTCTCGAAAATCAGTTGCAAAGAGAGCTTACCGACACAGAGGCTCAGTGGATTCGCAGCGCTATTGAGTTAAACGATGAGCTCGATCGTCGTCGCAGAATACTTGAGGATGCTCGCTCTCCTGCCGAAGAGGCTATCCGGACACAAAACACTTTAAACGATCTATATCGTGACGGGGCTCTCTCCTTGGGTGAGTATAACCGTGCTTTGCAGGAAAACTCACTCGCCAATCAAGGGCGTGAGATTGATCGATTCTTAAACTCGAATGGAGGAAACCTGGAGCCGTCAGCATTTGAGCAGAATAGAATTGATATTGAAAATCAAACTCGCGCTCAAGAGGGGGGTGGATTAGGGCAAAATCCAAATGAATTCGGCGGCTTCTCCGGGGAGTCCTTAGGTGTTCAAGATGAGTTGCAGCAGGAGCGTGACAACGCTCAAGAGAGGCTTAATGTTTTAAGAGAGCTAAGAGATGCTGAAATTCTTCAAGAGGAAGAATTTCTACTCCGAAAAGAGGAACTCTTTAAGCAAAGTGGAGAAAGGCAGGAGGAAATTTTAAGAAAAGGCGCTCAAGTTCAACTTGCTGCCGCTGAAAGCACATTTAGTTCAATAACTGATATTTTAGCCTCAACCGTGGGTGAGCAATCAGCTTTGTATAAGGCATCATTTGCCGCACAAAAGGCTGCGGCAATCGCGCAATCGATTGTTGCTATTCAAACCGGACTTGCGCAGGCTGCAGCCATACCGTTCCCGGCAAACCTACCTGCTATCGCAACCGTGGCTGCGGCCACAGCCTCGATCGTCAGCAACATTCAATCCGTGCGCCTTAAGCTTATGGATGGCGGTCAAGTTGGTGAAAGATTTGATGGCGTTGTGCGTGGAGCCGGTTCTCGAAAATCAGACAGTATTGCGGCCATGCTTTCTCGTGACGAGTTTGTTGTTCAGGCTGATAATGCACAGCAGAGCTTGAGACTTCTGAACGCTATCAATGATGGACAAATCAATGACGAAAGCTTTACTCGCAATAAATTCATGAACGGCGGTCGAGTTGGCGGTCCACCTTCAAACGCGGGAGGTTTTGCGGCCAACGATCGAAGCGGAGGAAATCGAGGTGGATCAACCATTACTGTTCAGCAAATTAATGTTGAGGTGAATGGCGGAGGAAACAACGCAGAAGCTCAAGGACGTGAGGCTGGAGAAGCTGCGGGACGTGCATTCATTGAAACAGTGATCCGAGAAGAAACAAACCTCCCGGGCGGGGTCATTTATGAAAGAGTGGCAAATGGCTAGAACTTTTCCAACAGTTTTTTATAACGATCTCAGACTTGAGCTCTCAGACAATTTCTCACAGGCACAAGACCTTGGAAACGAGGAGTTTGTAATGGGAGACAATTACGCCTCTGTTGAACAAAAGCCGGTAAACGCGCAAAGACAGACAGCGGTTTGGAATTGGATCGATATTACAATCGATCAATATGAGCAGCTCCGCACATACTTTATGGGCCTTGGTGGAGACTTCATCCTTTGGACTCCCGAGGGTCAGACAGAAGAATTGAAGTGGCGCCCGCGTCCCGGAGTTCTCCGTGGGGCTTTTCAGGGCTTTGATAATTCGAGCTTGTCAATTCCTGTTCATCAGGTATTCGATCACGGTTAAATTATGACCACAATTATTTCACATGAACAGCAGCTCAATCTCGGCAGGAGATATGTTCTGTTTGAGATTGACTTAAGAGAGTACGGTTTAGGCTATACACGCGTTCACGAAGGTGACGAAAATGCAAACCATGAAGTTTCATTCGGAGGAGACGTTTATTTCCCTTGGCCTATACAAACCGGCGGGTGGAGTATAAGCGCACAAGGTCGCATGGCCAGACCAACATTCGCCCTCGCAAATACAGGAAATGTATTCACTCCATTGGTGGACAACAACAACCAGTTTGCAGGAGCTCCATTTCGAAGAATTGTGACATATGAACGATATCTCGACGGTCAGCCAGATGCAGATCCCACGCAGCACGATCCGCCAGAGCACTATGTAATCAATCGAGTTTCCGCAGCAGGCAAAATCAACAATATTGAAGCTATTCAGTGGGAGTTAAGGGCGGCCATTGACCGTCCAAATGCAAACCTTCCGCGCATCCAAGCTATCAAGGGGCCTTGTCAATTTTCGTACAGGGTTTTTGATAATGGAGAATTCATTAATGGAACCTGTCCTTACAGAGGTGATAATTACTTCAATGAGGATAATGAGCCAGTGACTTCTCCATCTGAGGACTCTTGCGCTCAAGACGTTCAAGGGTGCGTAAACCGTCACGGAGCAGGAAATAAACTGCCTTATCTTGGCTTTGTTTCAGTGGGAGACCTGAGACGATGACACGAATTAGTCGATCCGAGCTTATGCCGCCTGAGATAATGAAAGACGCTCAAAAGCACGCCTGCGAGGCGTTTATGGTTGACCCTGAAAACCCACAGGAGTCGATAGGTGTTATTTCAAAAGGGAAATACGTTCCAATCAAGAATGTGAGTGAGGACCCAAACGGATCAGCAAAGCCAGACCCTGAGGTTTTTTTCAATATGCAGGCTGATAATGAAATAGATTGCGTAATTCACAGTCACCCAAATGGACCATTTTATCCATCCGGGAGGGATATGCAGAGTCAGATCGACCTCGCAATCCCTCATGGAGTGTTGGCTTGCTATCAGGGAACGGCTTGCTCTCCCGTGTCCCTATGGGGAGATCAGCTCGAAAGGCTGCCTCTCGATGGCCGGGCATTTCAACACGGCGTTACTGACTGTTATGAAGCGATACGGGACTGGTATGCTATCGAGGGTGGAGGCGTTGAGCTCCCTCCTTTGGCTCGAGATTGGGACTGGTGGAGTAATGACCTTAATATTTACGAAGATCATTTCGAGCCATTTGGGTTTTATAGAATTAGCGGAAGTGAGGTCCGTCGCGGCGATGCGATAATGTTTAAAATGCCAACGAGATCGAAAAAAAACAAACGCCTTTTTGTAGGGGAGACCTACAATCATGCGGCTGTCTTTCTCGGCAATGACACAATTTATCACCACGCCTCTGCCGGGGAAGGTTACTCGGCAACGAATATTTCAGGGAAAGCAGCCCTTAGCCGGAGATTGAAGCATACACCAATGTATCTGAGGCTTAAGTCTTAGGAATTGCTCACGATATAAAAATGCTGCTACAGGCTCACTTATGACAGCACTTCGTAAAATCAGGCTTTATGGACGCATAGCAGAGATCGTCGGTGAGAGTGAAATCTCTTTAGGCGTCAATACTCCAAGAGATATTTTTGCGGCTCTATGGGCCATGTTCCCGGAAACTCGATCCGTTACCCTCAATGGAAGCTGGAAAATATGGAAAACCAAAGGGAAAGGTGTTGAGCGGAAGTCTGTAGCGCCTGAGACCTTGAAGTTTCCACTTGGGGATTGTGACACGGTTCATATTATCCCCGAGGGGTTACAGTCTGGCGTAGAGACAATCTTACTTGTCGCTGGAATTGGCATTATTGGTGCCTTTGTTGGGGCGGCACTTTTCGCACCACTGCCCGCAGGACTGGACTCTAACGACCTTGAGAGAGAAGGTGTCTCGTCCGGCATCATTGATCGACCTCAGCAAAGAGTATCTGAGGGGCATCCCTTATCCCTGATTTACGGTGACGTCTTTACCAGTATTCACGTTGTATCTAGTCAGGTCGAAATCTCAGACACAACATCTCACTCATGGGGTGGAGACTCCTCAAATCAGGGCGGTTCAAATATATTCAGAAATGTTTTATGGACGTCTGGATGGGCTGCGCCTGAATACGAAAAAGGCGGCGGTAAAGGCGGCGGCGGCGGCGGTGGCTCGTTTAGAGAAGATCCTGACACGCTTGTATCAAATGCAATTGCTAAAATCTTAGGCCTTGTTGGAGTTGGAAAGCAGGTAGGCCTCGTTAATGGACTTCAAGACGTTTATGTAAATGACACACCCGTTGTTGACGCAAACGGAGTGGAAAACATTACCGGCTTTGCGATTGAAATTCGTACAGGTGATGAAGATCAAGACCACATTCCGGGCTTTGAGTCATCAAGCGCTAGCGTTGTCGATGGGCGAGAGGTGACGGCCACCTCCGGTTCTATCGTTTACACGATTACAGACGACCTTGTGGACTCGGCAAATGTAGTGATTGGTATTCCGCAGCTCAGCCAATTAGACACAGAAGACAACGCCCTCGAGCGAACGACCGTAAACCTCAGTATTGAACTACAATCGAATGGAGGTGGGTACGCGTCAGTTGTGAACCCGGCTCGTTTTAGCGGTAAAAATAGCTCAAAATATCAGCGTGGATATCGCATCCCGCTTCCTGAGGGCGGGGCTCCTTGGGATATTCGCGTCACGCGCCTTACGCCCGATAGTAATTCTTCGACATTACAAAATGAGACTTTTCTCGATTTCGTCACAGAGACGATTGATCAGAAATTCTATTGGCCAGGAATCGCTTATGTAGGGATTTCTATTAATGCCAAGCTTCTCGGAAGTGGAGACCCAAGAATTACGCTAAGGTGGCGCGGTCGCGTCATGCCTGTCCCTGTAAACTTTGACCCTGTCGCGCGCACATATTCAGGAGTTTGGGATGGCGTTACTTTCAAGGAGGCTTTCTGCAATGATCCAGCGTGGGCTTTGCACGATGTTGTCACAAACGACTTTTTCGGAGCAGGCTCTTTTCTTGGTGGACGCGTTTCGGTTTGGGATTTTTATGCGGCCTCCATCTATAACAGCCAGCTTGTTCCTGACGGAAGGGGCGGAACTGAATTCAGGCATACGATCTCGATGGAGATTAGCAATCGTGTTCAGGCCTTAACTTTAATTCGTCAAATGGCGACGACATTTAGATCGCACGCATTTTGGGGCTCAAGTGGTCTTTCTTTATTTCAAGAGAGGCCCGTTCTCGAGGCTGATAAAATCTTGCTTGTCCCGGCAAACATCAGTGAGCGAGGTATTGTTTACGACTCTGCGTCGACAGACAGGCAATTTAGTGCTGTCACTGTTTGGTGGAACGATATCGATGATTTTTATGAGCCAAAACCGGAGACAATTCGGGACCCCTCCCTTGTAAGAAAAATAGGATTTGAGCCGAATAGTGTTACTGCGGCCGGAGCGGCAACAGCCGGTGAGGCTAATCGTTTGGGTCTGTGGTTAATGGAGGAGCAAAACTTCCTTGGAGAGTCCGCTACAATTGAAGCAGGACGGCAGGTCAGCCATATTCACCCGGGAGTCGTGGCTAAAATTCATGACCCAAGGAAAACTGTCAACAGTATGGGGGGGAGAATTGCCTCCGTGTCTGGCTCAACTGTTACGCTCGATAGAAACGTCACGATTGAGGCAGGAAGGACCTATACGATCCACGCCCATCAGCCAGATGGTGTTTTAGCCAGTCGAGTTGTGACATCAAGCGCCGGAGTTACAGCCACCCTTGAGCTTGCTAGCGCGTTTGACGTTTCGCCTAACCCTAATGCGCCGTGGGCTCTCGAGACAGATCAGGTCGCACTTCAAGAGTTTAGAGTTATACAGGTCACCGATATAAAAGGCGGGCGGCGATTAAGGCTTAGACGATATGATGAAACAAGCTGGCCGCGCGTTGAAAATGGGGCAAATGTCTTACCTCTTTCAACGAGCAATTTACCCTCAGGCCCATTGCCTTTAGTTGACCCTGAAAACATTACGATATTGGAATATCAGCAAATTGACGGCGACAGCAGTGTGCCTAGTGTTTTGATAAGCTGGTCTGCCATAAATGATGCTCGAGCTCTCAGATATGATGTGGAATATTCTTTTTCAGATACAGGGTTTACCCCTTTAGATGGAAGTGAGGAACTAAGCCGAGATTTAATCCCTGTCCCAAGCGGAACTATGCGAGTTAGAGTTCGCCCTATCGGCTCTCTCGGCTTAGTGGGAGGATGGACGGTAAAAGAGTTTAATGTTGACGCAGGAACTCAAACCTTGCCGCCAATATTAAACCTCGAAGTGAATGCTGATAACGAAGCATTACAAACCTGGCTTTCTTGGTATGCTCCGGCAGATTTTCGTCCTTATGTCTATGAAATTTATAGAGGCTCTGTTGGGGACATCCAAGCGGCTCAGTTGATTGGAACGTCGAGCCGTCGAGAGCAAGTAATTACAGAGGCTGGAGAGTATTTTGTCCGCACGTCATATATGGACACAAAGTCTACTCCGGTAGCCATTATCGTTACTGAGGATGATCTCGCTCAACCCCTATGGGAGAGAACACAGGGAAGGCCGCAAACGCTCCAAGATTTAGATGCATTGAGCGCTAGCGCGCTCGCGACAAATACAGCCGGGGTTGCAGAGCTCTTAGTCGTTTTTGGCAATACAGCCTCGAGCGCTGCAAGCGCTGGTATCGCTCAAGCGGCTCAGACAGCAGCCGAGAACGCGCGAACTGTGGCGACAAATGCTGCTACATCAGCATCAGATTTCGCGGATGACGCTGATGGTTTTGCAGAGGTGTCTCAAACTGCATCGATTGCCGCTATAGCAGCTCAAAATGACACAATAAATCAGATCAGGACTAGGCTCCCGTCCACATTTCAGTTTGCGAATGACTATTTTACAGACAACTTTAACTCATCTCCAGATACGTCGCGCGGGGTTATTCAAGCTCCTGCTCATACTTTGGTTAGCACATCAGATGGGTGGGCGATTAGAACGGGCGACATACGAGACTGGGTTTTGCACAAAGAGGCACTCCCGATATCTGTCGGCGATACGTTCACGGTTTCCGCACTTATGGCCGAAAAAACAGGTCTGGCCACAGCGAGGTCCCGGCTAGGATTTAATTTTGTAGATGGAAACCATCAAACTATCGGGGCTGATATAATTGATCTGACCTTATTCAACGGCACGGATGCGGTTCAGGACACGAGAGAATATACGGTTACACAGGCTGATTGGGATTTAGGACGGCGATTTGTTCGTGGAGCTTATTTGCCAAACCACAACAATCTAACGGGCGGGACTTTCGAGATTTACCGCTTAGAAATCGTAAACTCAACGCAGGCGAAAACCTCTGAATTAAACGCTGCTGCATCTGTGGCCTCGGCTTCTCAAGCATTAGTTTTTAGGGATGCTGCTGATGGACATGCTCAAGCCGCTGATGGCTTTAGAGTGGATGCGGAGAACGCCAGAGGCGATGCTTTAGTTTTCCGCGATGCGGCTGCGGTTTCTGCTGGTGCGGCATCGGCAGCTCAACTCGCTGTCGGCCTACAAGTAACGGCTGCTGCAGGACACGCCTCAAACGCAAGCGCGAGCGCGGCTGCGGCGAATGCGGACGCTGTTTCAGCTCAGACAATTTTAGAGCAGACAGCGGCTTTATCATCCAATCATCTAAATCCAAACTCAAACCTCGTTGTTTATACAGGCGGAATTCCACCCGGATATACCAACTGGATAAACGCGACAGGCGCCACGCGTGTCGACGGACAGGTTTCAGACAATGCTATGAACCTTACTGGCGTGGCTGGTCAAAGCACAGGAATTAGAGTTGACTTAGACGGGTTGAGCTCCGGCTGGTTCGTAATGGAGTGTCAGATCACATTGAACTCCGGGACCTTAAATGGTGGCGGATTGTATGCGCAAGGATTTAGCGCTGCTGGTCAATTCCTTGGCTTGCAAAATGTAATGAGCTTTCCGAACACGCCCTCAAGCTCAGGAAGTCTTGAGGGGCAGGGAGTTGTTGGGAGAACGTATGAATATGGCGATCTTTTCCATTTCAATCACGGGCTCCTCGATAGGATTCGTTTTTTCATACAATCGCATTGGAACGGCCACGCGGGAAGCTTCAACATTGAGAATAATATCACATGGCACAAGTTTGGCTTACGCCGGGCCACGCCTGCTGAGATTGCCTCAGGCAGAGTTAGTTCGTTAGAGGCCAGTGTCACAGTAAATTCCGCTACTATCGCGGAAAATACAGGACGTCTGCAGGCCCATTGGTCTGTTGAGCCAGCGGTTCCCGGCGCGGAAGCATTCATCGTCGCGCAGGCCGATTTAACACCCGGTGGTGTGGCGGCATCTACAGTGGCCTTCGGCGCAGATCAGATTGCGCTCTATAATGCAGTTGACGGCGTTTATCAAAGAGCGATGGATGTTGTTGGAACAAACGCAACATTTTATGGAGACATAGCGGCCTTAGGTGCTGTTCTTGTTGGAACAAGAAGGGTTCCGGTTGCACTGCAAAGCTTTCAGGTGTCGGGGCTTTCTGATGGAGAAAGTTTTAATTTCGGCAGTGATTTGTTTAATATACCCGCTTTCACGATAGACACCACAGGATTGGCTCCCTTGGGAGCTGGTCAGATATATGATGTCGGGTTAATAAATTTATCCAGCACAGGGGCAACGTTGCGAGCTAAAGTGACGACTCCCGGCTCTACATCAAATCATATAACAGGAAATTCAACGCCGGGTGTAGGCGCTGAGCCAGATGAAGTTGTTCACAAACCTTCAGCTCTGGATGCTACGAATGGGAGTTATGCTTTTGATGTAACCTTCCAAGCCCAGTATATCGGAAACGGCACGCCATCAGAGCCAGAAACCGCGTCATCACAAGGTCATCTTGAGTTCTTTGTCCGGCCTGCATCGTCAGGAATTTGGACATCGATAGGGTCATCAGCTTGGTTCGACTCAGTAACGACGACGCAAAACAATCCTGTTATAGAGGTTTCGCATACCTTCTTAAAAACTTTTGGTGGGCCGATAGGGCAAACATCAGATCAAGAATTTGGTGTTTCTATTGGGCCTAATAACACCAATATACAGAGTATTAGTTTTTTCAGAACATCGTACTCGAATACAGCGCAATCAGGAACATCAAGCGCTACTCCAAGTGGGCAAACTTGCACGGTCACGATTTTGCCTCAAAACAGTTAAGGCTCAACATGAAAACGGTTAGATGTAAATGCGGCAGAGATAGGCCTTCATTTGTCTTTGATAAAAAGAAGAGGTGCGATCACTGCCGGATAGTTGCGGCTCAAAAAAAATCAAAGAGACATGAGGCTGGATGGGCTGAGGTTAGGGCTCAAAGAAATATACTGCTCGCTCAAACAGATTATATGGACAATGTATCATGGAGGGCTCGCAAGACTAAAAAAGAGCTCGTGGTGTGTGATAGTTATCGAAACAAACTTCGAGACATAACGGAATCTTGTGAGAAACCAAAAGACGTGATATTCCCCGAGGTGCCAAAATAAGGAAAGCAATATGTCAAAGTCAGATTTTCAAAAAAAAATAGACGCTCTCGCTGAGGATGCTCAAAAGAAGCAAGATGAAATGGAGACCGCTCTCCTTGAGGATATGATCGAGGTCACAGAGTCCGTGATGACGAAGGCCGCTCCTGCTATTGTGGATCTTGATTATGCAATCGAGAACATCAAAAGCCCGTCAGCTCCCCTTCTTAAGGAACTTAAAGAGCTGCGCCAAATAATGAATTTTCGCCTTGGCCCGGCCTTAGACGCAGCGAAGCAAAGGCTTGCTGAGAAAAACGGCACACCCTTAGTGGACGAGAAGACTGGAGACATCTAATCTTGTTCATATAGATTATTAAATTCGCGCCTACATATGGCGCGTTTTTTATGGGTGACAGACATCTAAGCCATTGTTACAGGCGTAATTACGGGTTGCGGTTTTTTATAAGGGCTAGTTATGAGCGAAAATTCAGGAAACGGCAGCTTACTTGTTGGCGGCGGCGTAACCGGAATGGCTATTCTGACACTGATTTTGCAAAACTCCGGTAAGCTTGGAGACTTCTCTACAGTCCTAAGCGGTCCGGGAGGTGTTGCTCTTTTAGCAGTCGCAGCCGTTATTGCATCGGTCGCATTCACTTATCGGGGCATGGTTGTCCCTGCTCGTCAAGAAACTGCTCGCGTGGTTGCTGATCGGGAAAAAGTACGTATAGACCTAACTCAGGCTTTTGCTGCAAGGCAGAAAGCCCTAGAGGAGGAAATGGTCAAAATGCGCGATGCTATTTTAAAGCTTACAGAAGAAAATGCACGCCATAAAGCGCTGCTCGAGGCTCTCGGTGGGACCGTAGCCGTGGGGACAACAAATCAGGACTAATCCGATGGATGAAAATCTTTTGATAAAAATGGCAATTGCTAGCGCCACACTGGCATCAAGCGACGTGGCGCTTGTTCATATAAATTCAGACAACAAAATCGGGTACATATCACAGGGGTTTTGTGAGCTGCTTAAGCGAGCAGCCTCTACATTAACCGGAACAAATATCGCTCCGATAATCACTGCAAGTCAGGATCATATCCATACAGACCGGATTGATTGGGTGGCTGATGATATTGAAAGTGGGAAATTTAATGGGTTAACTCAATGTGAGTTCATTTGTGGGGAGGGGAGCGTTGTGAACCTCAATCTTGAAATTAAGCTATTGAGGTGGCCGGGGCAAAAAAGGCCTCATTTTTGCATTTTTGCATCAGAAGCTGAATAGGATTTTCAAATGACAATTTTTTCCCCGCGTGATGCAAAAGTAAATGTGCGCCCTTATTTTCACGAAGGCAAAAATTCACAAGCGCCAGGCTCTTATTGGCGCTGGGAAGGCATCCCGGACACATGGTTTTCCGCAAAGCACGTTCTCGATATGCAGGAGGGAACGGTTCCGCCCTTCATCTCGGAAAATCCAAAAGTTGCCCCGGGTTTAATCGACGTTGCGGTTTATGGATCAGGGCTTTCTCAAATTGAGCGACCTCGGGAGCCGATCGAGGGTGAGCCCGTTGTGATCTTTGGCATTCCGAATGGGACGGTTGAGGTGGTTGCGCGAGTTGGCACGATTTACTGGCACAGAAAAGAGATTGCGGGTGATGCTGAATATAGCACCCCGACTTGGATTGTTGAAATCGATGAGCTGCCGTCTCCGGTCCCGTCTTTCGACACGCCTGCCGGCCTTTTATACCAGCCAGTCGTCCCGGGCATGTCTGGCGGTCCTATTATCGCTCTAAACGACAGAGTTCCTCTCGGGGTTCTTGTCGGTCAGTCGAGCCCTTTTGATAAAGATCAGGATGGAGATATTGATCAGTTTGCAGAGTTTCATAGCCTTGCCTCGGTGTGGGACGTCTTCACCGACAATCCCCCATTGGTGTAATTGTGCAAGGGTGGGGAAATTTAGCCACACTTTTCGCGATAATAGCGAAGGCGCATGAGAGCTCCTCTAAGAGGCAGGAGCAAAAGCCCGGCCCCGATAACACGGAAAAAGTCGAAAAAACGCCTCACGGTGGGAAATTTCCGCAAAATGACGTCGAAAAAGCTGCCCCGGTGGCTCCGATCCCGAGAGCACCGGAAAAACCCAAGCCCGGACTGACCCTCTATCGTGGGGCAATGGAAACTGAATATGGTCAGATCGGTGAGCTTGTTGACGATCAAGGGCGTCATGTCTGTTGGGTTTGCGAGGACGTAAGCCGCCTGCCTGACCTTAAAGACGATCACTCTAACTTCGATGAAATTGTCGAGATGTGCGATCGCGATAATCCAGAGGCAGTTAAAGTCTATGGGAAAACCGCAATCAGTGCGGGCTTGTATAAAATTGGTGTGCGTCACGATCGAGGTCGAGCCGAGCGAGAGCGTCTGCGATATCTTGATGATGGAGACTGGCATCGATATGGCATCCTCGAGCTTATCGACGTTCCGGGCTATACTTATATTCAGTTGCATCCGGGAAACTGGCCGAAAGACACGCTCGGCTGTCCGCTCGTTGGCGGATGGCGTCATAAGTCTGTTGTTCTTTCTGAGTCGAGAAAGACTTATAAGCCGTTTTATAAGAAGTTTGCACCTATCGCAGACCGGGGCGATCTTTGGATCAGAATCGTCAGTGCAGACAAACCTAAACTTGTGTGATAGGGGTAGGGCTCAACCTTCAAGGAGCACACCAATGGAATACATCGTTTTACTCATCGTTCTCGCGGGCGCTGGATATTTTATCTACACCAAGCTTAAGGCTCGCAAGAGCTCTCCCTCTCGGGAATCTGGCTCAGGTGCCGGCAGCGGCGGAAACACAGACAGCACGCAAACAGAATTGAGATAGCGTGCTCTCGATGAAAGCTATCGCCGGTCTCGGCATTGCACAGGCGCTCCTTATGGGAGCGCTTGTCACTGTTGGCTATGTGAAGGGCTCGGGAGACAAAAACACAGACTGGCTTGAGAAAGAAAACTCCCGGATTGAAAAAGAGGCGCAGGCCGAAATCAAGGCGCTCAAGACCGCATTCGATCTCGACGTCAAAGCCGAGCGTTTAGATGCAGCCGCAATAGCTCGCGCGCAAGAGCGTGAGGCCCAAGCAACTCAAAGAGCAAAGCGAGCGGAAGCTGCGAGCTATGCCAGAAGGAAAGAAAACGATGAACTCTCTAAACAGCTTAAAGAGGCTCAAGACGCTGCTGCTGCGGCTGGCGATCTATCTGGCCTCGCTATCGCTCCTGACGGCGTGCGGTCACAACTCGCAGACCGTCTCGACAAAATATGTAGCCGTCGACCTTCCGAGTGCAACAAAGTCGTCAGAGAAAATCAAGGAACCATTCAAAAACCGGCCTCCGAGCAACCTCTTAAGCCTGTCCTCGCGGGATATCCGCAGCAAGGGAACGCACAACGCTAGCGGTCAGATCGCAGACCTTTGTCTCGCTGACTTTGAAAACCTCGATATTGCGTTCACCGATCTCGTTAATGAGATCAATAAAGTTGAGGACGCCCGGGAAAAGGAACGAGAGAAAAGCGCTATCGAGCGCGTCGATGCTTTGGCTTGCCTTGAGCGCTTGAATGCAGGCAAGGTTTGCGAAACCGCTGACGAGGAGAAACCGTCATGAAAAATATCAAGGTCACTTTACTGCTGATTTTAAGCCTTTTGGCTTTCAATCTCACTCCTGCGGCTCAAGCTCAAAGCACAGCACCTATTCCGTGGGCAGGATATCAAGACGTGCTCCCGGGAGACCCGGAGTCGATCGAGGCTCCTCAATACACCTACACCGCGATCGTCAAAGAGGTTTACGATTCCGACACGCTAAATATCGATCTCGATGTAGGGTTTGATTTTTGGCGGCGCGACCTAAACGTCAGGCTTGCCGGGACGAATGCGTTTGAGATCAAGAAGTCTCGATCGAAAAGATTTCGCGGGCGATCGATAGGCTCGACACATGTTAAAACCGGATTCGAGTGCCGAGACCTTATGATCGGATGGCTTGGAGGAAACCCGAGCCACTACCCTCGAAGGGTCAAATATCACAATCTGTTGCGCCCGGATGGCTTAAATGTTGTCCCGGACGCGCCGATCAAGTGGGTTGAGGACGGAGGCCCGAGGGTTATCGTTCAAACGATCGGTGACGCTTCCGGGAAGTTTGGCAGGCCTTTGGTTATCATTTGGAAAAATGGAAACAACCTCAATCAGTGGCTTGTGCGATCGGGATGCGCAGACCTGAACTGGTATGATGGCGAGGAGTATGAGGTCACGTCTCCGATCGTGCCTCGATAGCGGTCTCGAAAAATAAAGAAAAGTGTTGCTGCCTCGGCAGCCTCACCCTAAAGAGTATCTCGTCAGGGCAATCGAGCCCACAAATGGAGATAGACATGAGACACACCCAAACTTGGACTTTCAATTCCACCACTCGTAATATTATTAAGGTTTTTGACGCAGACGGAGATATCGTCGCAACTTTCTGCCGAAACAACGTAGAGGAGGCCTTCCGTTTCTTCTTGATAGGAGCCCGTGTTGACGGACAAACTATCGTTAAGCACGCTAAAACAGGTGTTATACTTTGTGACTGCGGGCGGTTGAGGCTTGAGGAGATAGACGCTTTCCTTGTCGAGGTAACTCGGAGTTAAGGCTATGAAGAAAAGCCCTCTTACCGATCGCGATCTCAAAATCATCGAGACCGCGTCTCTGTTCACAACTTTTCGGTTTAAAGGGAAAGGCAACAGAGACCGCAGGGAGTTCCCAAGTCTCGAGACTGCCCGCGAGGACGCGGGAGACGATCCTAAAGCTTTGATCTATGCGGTATCGAAAACAGGTATGACAGCTCATGTGCCGTCGGATTACGTTTCGCCTTAAAATTAAGGGGGTTTGCTTTCATCGCCGCGAGCCTTAAATGATCCAGCTTAGTCGGACGCCCTTATCTATCCTCGAGCTTAACAAGCTTCATGCCGTAATTATTCACCGAGCCTTTGGGTGGGCGTTCTCCGATCCGCCTAAGTTTATTCCCCTTGAACTTTCCGTAATCGACATAGTGATGGATTCGCTTAAAGCGTTCCACAACGCGAGAAACGTCCGGGTGAACGTCAACGATCATCCGGCTCTTGGCTAGCGTTCCTGTGTCGGTGTAGCGCTTGCCCTCGGTCTGCTCGCCCTCAACGTGATAGAACTCGTCAGTGTTTCCTCCTGCGAGAACCTGCGTCCCCATTTTCTCTTGTAAAAAGGCGTTATACTGAATGGTGCAATATCCGGCTTTCAAAAGGTCGACCGAGAGGATTGTGTCTTCGTTGTATCTCCCGCGCCATCTGAACGGCACATCGTTGCGGATAAGGTTGCAGGAGTAAATCCGGGTGTTGAGAACGAAGGGCGGCTGCTTTGTTTTCCGGGCGGCAAACATGAAATAGTTAGGCCCAGCCATTGCGACGTTGCTGAAACGCAGAGCAAAGTCCTCCATTGCTCGCCAGATAGCGGGAGAGTTTGCCGGGACTTTAAGATTTCTATTCAGGCGGAAAAACTTTCGAATGTTGTCGTCCATTACCCAATGCCAATCATGACCCTGCGAGATCGAGTGCTCCCAAATAAAATTGCGCGCAGGCCCGGGACCGGTCGATCGAGTGAGGCCTAAGCCGTCGCAGAGCTCATATCGAGATTTGTAATCCATATCCATCGGTAGGATATCGCAAAGCAAACCCTCTGCGGCCGCAGTATAGTCGTCAACCTCATCAGGCTCGCAAACGACGGTATGCCGGACACCCATAGCGGAAAGAGCCTTGCTGGTAATCATGTATTGAGAGCGGCCCTTGCTCGGAATGTAGAGCGGGAATTGAGGATAGTTATTCTTCTTCATTGCCGTCGTCCTCATAGGCTTTGTCTGCATATCGGTCGATCTTGATTTCCGGGAACCATAGATATCGGGTTTTCTTTGTGATTGGCTGCCCGGTTAGCTCTGCAAACTTATCGACACCCTCTTGATCGTGAAAGTGGATTTGAAGGCTGCGAAACGCGGTTTTGTCTTTGCTCTCATACTCCGGCATCCCTGCCCATTCTCCGAGCGGGTTATCGACAAGCTCCCCCTCGAAGACGCTTAAGCCGATATCAAGGTCCACGATATCGAATCCCATATCTGTAATCTCGAGCGTTTCGGACCCGAGAATGCCTTGATCCCAAGAGCCGAATTCATAGATTTTGTTATCAGCGATTGCATAGGCTCGCTTCTCTGCCTCGCTCCATCCACGCGCGACCATAACCGGAACCTCTTTGAGATCGAGGTGTTTGGCTGCAAGGAGCCGTCCGTGACCGGCAAGGATCACGCTGTCCTCATCGATAAGGATTGGCTGCGTCCATCCAAATTTCGTGATAAGATTGGCAAGTTTTTCCACTTGAGAGTCCGAATGAATTCGGGCGTTTGTCTCGAGCTCCTTAAGGGAACTGACCTCCCGCATTTCGATGTTCGTTGCAGGCCAACCGTCGGACATATGCTTCACCTCTGTTTAGGACAGGTGAAGCCTTATCATTATTTTTGAAATGTGCAAATTTAAGCCTTAAGAATAGCGTCCTCGTCGGACCATCCTCTATGTATCCTCATAACTACAGTTTGATATTTTGCAGAGGAGAACCTTTCGACCGCCTCAATAAGGATCATTTTTTGACCTTTTACTGTAACCATTCTGTTGTTTCTTGAGTTTCGGTTTTGCTCCTTAACGGTTGCCCATTTGCAGTTTCCGGGAGCATAATTCCCGTCATTATCTTCTCGATCTAGGCTGTGTTTTTTAGATGGGCGAGGCCCAAGGTCTTGAATAAAGCACTCAACCCCGGAGAGACTGCCGTCTCCATTTAGCCATCGGTCACATATTGTTATCCCACGGCCTCCGTAGTCTTTATAACGGCTGGAGTTTGGGTTGAGGCACCGGGTCTTCATCGCGTTATAAATTCTCCACTCGGGAGAATCGATACGCCTTCCATTCTCAATTCTTTTAGTCAGTCCGTGTTTTGTCTTCATATCACGATAGTCAATACTTCCGCTGCTCGAGTAATTCCAGTGTATAAATGCCTAGCCCACGTATCGCCAAACGCCCCGGATTGATCGAAAAGAACGACGTCATCCCACTGGCTGCCTTGGCTTTTATGAACCGTTAGGGCGTAACCGTAAGTGAACTGCTGCAAGCCCATAAGCTCTTTCCAAAAAATGTCTTGATATCCTCCGGTGAAAAACTCCTTTCGGACAGTTGCTTCAACAAAGTCAGCCTCCGGGAAGTCCTCGGATCGGACGACAAGTCTGACGCATCGGCGCGCATCTTCATCTGGAGCACCAACCTCCTCGACGCGATAAATCCCTCCATTAAATATACCTTTTTGGTGATCGTTTTTAAGGCACACGAGACGATCACCGACAATAGGCATTTTGTCGTCTATATTGTTAAGCTCTCGAATCCGTCCATTGTAATTATGCCGCGTTATGTTTCTGCCAACCAGAACCTGGTCAGCCTGTATAATTCGATCGGAAGTTATCCCGGATGTATCAATTACAGATGAATTTCCATACTGCCCATATCTCGGACGCTCACCATTTCTAACCATTGTTGCAAGTTGAATGATTGGATTTCCCTCAGCTTGTCGATGTATTTCCGTCAGCATAATGTCCGGTTCTCGATCGGTAAAGAAACCGCCTGATTTGATCGGAGGAAGTTGTGCGGGATCACCAAGGACAAGGATCGGTTTATTGAAACGCAAAAGGTCAGAGCCAATTTTATCACCAACCATTGAGACCTCATCGACAACGATCACACCAGCTCGTGAGCATTGACTGTCTGCATTGAAAATAAATTTATACTTACCTGTGACTTTGTGACGGACAGCGTTGTAAATCAAAGAGTGAAGCGTGCTCGCGCCGTCGCAGCCCGCCTTCATCATCATCACGGCAGCTTTCCCGGATAAGGCGCCATAGACCGGGCGGCGTTTTTTAACGAGGTATTTAGCAAGAGTTGTTTTCCCTGTCCCGGCGTAACCAGCAAGATAGAAAACTTGCGGAACAGAGCTCTTGGAAAAATCTTTGACCTTGGAGGCTTTTATAAGCCACGCCTCAACTCTCGAGAGGGCGTCGTCTTGCTGCGGTGACCACGAAAAACTCATTTAGGTGTGCTCCATTTTTTCATCCAAGGCTTAGGCTCAAGGAGCGGCTCACTGGTTTCTTTCCATTTGAAAGCACCAAGAGCTCCTTTTGTCAGGCCTTTCGGTTCTCGAGCGTATGGTGTCGAGACCTCAAGGGCGTAAGGTCCAAAGAACCACGGATCGTCGCTATCGCTCACAATTCTCTCAACATAGACAGATCCAATAACGGCACCCCGAATTAACTCATCTGGTCGAGGAACGTTTGTGACCCCGATAGAAATCATAAAATCCCGTGCCTCTTCATATTCTCTTTGGCTCATTCCGGCAGAAGCATGAATACAAACTCTCGTCTGGTCGAGGCTGGTCCATCTCTGAGATCGGTTTTCAAAATGCTTGTGAGAGTGGATTAAAGCCCAAGCCCAAGGCTGGCGAACCGAGATTGCTTTTCCGTCAAATGGAAATTTACTCATTTTGATTTCCTTAGTTGAATAGAGGGCTGGTGTCGCGGTCGATGGAAGGGACAATATCGCTGTCCTCTATATCGATAGGCGTGCGAGGCCTGTGAGGATTAAACGGGCTAGGGTTGTCGCGATCATCAGCATACCTATCAGCAAGAACCCTCTGGCGCTCGGCATGATCTCTCTGCTCTTGAATAACCCACCGCAAACGCCTCCATACACCAAGGCGAGCCTGTCCCGGAGGAAGTGGGTCGACATTCGATCGAGGCCACCCTCCGTCGATGGGGTAAACCAATCGCCCGGACATTGAGTGCATGACTCTATCGTTGATGAAATTAAGACCGTACCCATTGAGAACATCCCGGAAAGTCGCACGTCCGGGCTGGCCAAAAATCCGATGTAAAACCTCTGGTGCGGGCTGAGTCCCGGTTTTTGTCTTAATTGGCATAAAGCCTCCGTGTATTCGCATTATCGGGCTATCTCATAAAATCGAGAATTTCAAGCCGTGTTTTCAAACTTTTCGATCTCGTCACCAAAACTATCCCACCCCGGGCGAGATTGACGACTAAAGAGATCAAGTCGTCTCGGGTTTGGCCTGACCAGCATACGTTCTGCTATTGCATACCCTTCCTCCGGTTTCCGAGAGTGCTCACGAGCCACACCGTCAAACCCTGATGGAGTATTGTTCACCGTTTTTGGCTCCCCAATTCGACCGATAAGATAGGGCTCGTTTGTTGATCGCAGCGTATATCCCGGACCCCATCTGTATTTGCCTTTTCGAATGCAGCCGCATTTAAGCTTTTTATCCGGGTATTTTTTCGCCCACGATCCGGCGCTAACATATTTGAATCCCCAAGCCTTTAGGGTCGAAATTCCCTCGATCAGCATTGGGTTTGTGCAGTAGAGCCAAAGTATACAGCCGCTCGAAGCGGCAAGATCACCGACGCGCAAGGCTCGAATTTCATCGATTGTCATGCATGAGTATTGAGCCTGAGGGGATTTGTCCTCACCCTTTTCTGAGCGCAACTTAAAAAGCCACGCCGGGTCCGCCTTGATAATATCGTAATGAAAAAGCGGGATATCCTCAAAGCGAGTGTAGTGGGTCATCCCTCGTTTATCAGCTCGACATAGATTGAAAGCCTGCCGGATATCGGAGAGACAATTCCGTCCATTGTAAAGGTTCGCTTTACGACGACATATTCATCGAGAAGAAAAACAATATGATCGCCAACATGAGGGATGACTTTTTGATCCCACGGGAAAGTTTCCGGCAGCTCCTCGCCAATATCGCGAAAAACCCAAACGTCTAAATTTTCGTGCTTATAGGGTTGCATGATTAGTCCTTAAGAAGTCGCTCGGGCCAGTGAGGGGGAATGAGCTCGGGGTTTTGATCTATACAGCGGAGATAGGCGACAGCGCTCGGGTGAGCGCGTCGATTGTCGCGACGTTTTTTATCGCCTTCCCATATTCGAATAGCGTCTCGACCGACACCAAGGACCTCCGCAGCCTCATCAACATTAAGTCCAGTGCTTTCCCGTAGGGCCTTGAAGGCTTCCCATGAAATCCGTTCTCCACGATCTCTTTTCATGTTTTAATTCCCAAATCTGAAAGGATTTCCTCGTCCGTCAATCTCCACGATGGTTCAATACGATCGAGAGCGGCTTCTGCGGCTTGACGCTCGCCTGCCGTTGCGCCGCGCTCTGCAAGCGCTTCAAGCTTGCGAACACGACTACTGTGTTTTTTGAACTCCTCGGGCGACATTACGCCGCTATCTCATATTTATCATATCCAACTGTATCGTTTCCAATTCCGTAAGATGCGAAGTCTTCTTCGTTGGCAAAAAGAAAAACACCAAGTTTGTCGTCGTGAAGAATATAATCTGAGGTTAAAGATGACCCTTCGCAAAACTCGGGAAATCTATGAGTTTTCAAAAGGTCTTGATTGGCTATTGTGTTTTTATATCGAGTGATCATTTTGTGTCTCCGTAGTGGGCTCTATTGCCCTGACGATTTTGATTTACGGTGAAGATATGCTGAGGTCAACAGAAAATCTTATTTTTTCGAGATTCCTCGAGAAAACCTCTGCTCCCGGATAGCTTCTGCGAGCGTTTTGGGTTGATCTTTGGGTCGGTTTACCATTTGCAGTCCGGTTATAACTTGTTCCCATTTATGAGAGCCAGGCTTTATCGGCTCCATCTTGGGGTAGCTCTCAATGGCCTCGGCTGCGTCAGCCTGCATTTCGATAAGCAGGGTGTCGATTATCACTTCCCGGTTGATCTTTATATCTGATCGGTAAAGGTCGAGAATAATTCGTGTGATTTCTTTCGCCTCCCTCCCCCAGCTATCCGCCATCATAATACTATCAATCGCATGATCTAAAAGTTCCGGGGTGTCTATACAGCGCACGAGAAGTCCAATTCCTCGGTGGGCTATAACGCTTCCACTCTTGAGGCTCTCTCCTCTCTGCTTGTCCCCACGACGATACAGATCCCGGTTCCAGCGAAAAAAGGAGTCTCGGTAGTGACGAGCGGTCTCTTTGTCTTTTATCAGGGCTGCGTATTCTTTGAGGCGAGCCTGAAAACCAGATCGGCGCGCGGGCGTGTCGAGAGCCTCGATACCTTTTTCGTGCTCCCAAATCATCCGGGGCATAGCTGTTGTCTGCCTAACCACATCCCGGAGGCCTTTTGCCCCTCGTTGTCGCAATACATCATCCGGGTCTTGGCCTCGAGGCAAGCGAGCAAAAAGCAAAGTCCTGCCCTCGCCAATTTTAGGAAGGGCCATCTTAATCAGCTTTATTGTCGCGCGAGCTCCTGCGGCGTCTCCATCAAGACAAATAACGGGCTCTGGCCCGTATCTCCAAAGCATATTGAGGTGCTCTGGCGTTATTGAGGTTCCTAGTGGTGCAACACTGTGCGACAGCCCGGCTTGATCCATAGCGATCACATCAAGGCATCCCTCGGTTAAGATTAGACCTCCCAGCTTTCGATCTTTAGCAATCTCGACTTTTGCGATATCGGCTCCGAATAACGTCCGGGACTTGTTAAAGATTTCAGTCTCGGGTCCGTTGAGGTATTTCGCCTTCACATCAGGAGATAAAGCTCGGGAGGAAAACGATATCACGCGCCCTTGCCTGTCTCGGATCGGAATCGTCAATCGATCTCGATAGAAGCCAAAAGGCCCGCGATCGTTCACCTTAATCAATCCGGCCTTTTCAAGAATAGACTGCTTGAAGCCCTTAAGGTATTTCGGAATGGAGTCAAATTGAGCAGGAGCATATCCAAGCCCCCACCTTTTTTGATGCTCGACCGAAATCCCGCGCCGCTCTAAATACTCTCGAGCCACGCGCCCCTCCTCGTGAGCAAGACGCTCGCAGAAAACACGCTGTATCTCCTCGCAGGCTTTAAACAGAATTTTTCTCTCGCTGTCTTTCTCACGCTCACGCTCGGTATATTTTGGGAGCTCGAGGCCTGCCATATTTGCAAGCGACTCTACAGCCTCCGGGAAAGAAAGGTTTTCGAGCTCCATTATCAAAGTGAAAACGTCGCCAGATTTACCACTCGAGAAGCACTTAAAGAATTGCTTTCCGTCTATGCAGTAAAACGACGGTGTTTTTTCATTTGTAAATGGAGAGAGGCCAACCATCTCACGACCTGCTCTTTTAAGTTTAACGTGCTTCTCTGCGACTCGGCTCACGGGAATCATATCCCGGAGCTGGTCTTTGAAGCCCTCCGATATTCTTGGCACTAAAAGGGGATTTCCTCGTCAGTGGGTGTCTCAATAGTGGCTGGAGGCGCAGTTAAAATCTCAATGTCGTTTTTTCGACCATGAAGGGAAACCAGCTCGTTAATGCACCAATCCTGAAACGCTCGAGAATAATCTGTGAATCCCGTTGTTAAGTGAAGCCACTCCTCGAGAAGTGTAACTGTCAGATACTTCCTGCCGTTTTGGAACGCGCCCCGGGCGAGAAAAGCCTTCCCGTCTTTAGCTTGCCCCATCACGCCTCGACCGAGGGTCTCAACTGGTACAATCGGAAACTCTTTAAGTGGGAGTCCCATATCTCGAATAGTTTGAATGGCAAAATCCAAATCTGCCTGATTTTCAGAATTGAGCTCTATCTCGTGAGCCTCACCTATAAGTGACCTTTGTATTCTATCAACATGACCCTTGACGCTATACCCGAGCTCGTTTTTGTCGATATCGGGTCTCTCTAAAAGAGAGCGAAGACAGGAGGTAAACTCCGAGCTGTTAAAAATTTCTGTGTAAATGAATCCGTGCTCCCAATTTTCTTTTGGAGCCGTAATGGTTTTTTCGATAATATCTTGATTGTCGATATTCCTCGAGATCGCGTCCTCAGCAATACCTCGAGCGACCCCGATATTTTTTATCGTTCTATCCTCGGTGAGCTCAATAGACTGTAAAAAGTTGAACGTATGGAGAGAAGGTGTCTCCAAAACACCAACAATTACACCGCGATAATAAATCTCTTTTCCTCCACCAGAATGTATTTCAACAGACCGTGTGGAGGTAATCGGGTCGCTAGAAAGGAAAGTTCTGCCTCGCTTGTAATACTCTGACTGAAATTCATCAGAATAAACCTTTATCAAAGTCTTACCTGACTCTGGCGCCGGGCTTTCGCTATGAGAAACTTGAAAGTTTGGCTCATCTAAACCGTTACTGTGAATCTCTCGATAGGCCATCCACATTTGCCAATTGCGGCCTAGTTTCGTCGTGTAGCCCGTCGCTTGCTCATTCACGACAACGAGAGAAAATGGCTCTCCTCTGATCTCAACATCCTCTGTTCTGATATTGATAGGCTTAAGCCCGGAAAAAATCTCTATACGTCCGCCCGCTCTCAAGATTGTAGCGATCGCAAATTTCAGACCCGTCCCAAAATGTCCGATTGAGCTGTCTTTAGGTTTTATATTCACGCCCATTGTCGTCACAACAAGGGGATCGATTTCTCCGTCGTTTTGAAACCAGACGGGTTTTTGTAAGTCATAGCTCATATAAAGCTCCTCTTAGATTTGTATTCGCGAGAAGGTCGATAGTCTAAGTTCACGGACAACAGCAAGTTTTTTTTGAAAAAAATATATTCTGTGCCATTAAACAAGGATGAAAACTCCCGAGATCGTCAAGTCCCTGCCGGCCAAAAGTTTCGACACGCCGTCTATGCGCGTTCAAAGATACTGGTTTCGACGTCCGTTTGAAGCCTGGCTCTTGATGCATAAAATGATGAGCGAGCAATCGGAGCCTCCAAAATTTGAATGGCCGCGCATGAAGGGCGTCGGGAGATTTCATACGATCAACGGTCGATGGACACAAACGAAGTTTAAGCCAATGTTCCGCGAGCCACCCAAAAGCCCATACAGTCACCTTGGCTGCCCAATGTGTGGCGGTGTCCGGTATAACCTCGGGTGGCATGAGGATTGGGATGGGAAAGGTAAAAGCGCTCGAGGATATTGGCATGTTCCCTGCAATATCGGTTTAACGCTTATGCAAAATCCACACGATTTTTGGAAAAACTTTTTCGAAAAACAAAACGGGATCTGCGCGCTATCAGGAGAACCTTTAGGTGAGCATACAAATTTTGATATCGATCACATAATACCGCTTTATCAGGTTTATAGAGATTTCAACCACCTTCCCCTTATTGAGTTCATAAAATTTTGGGGTCCAGATAACCTCCGGGCAATAACGAAAGCTGCTCACAAGGAAAAAAACAGCCAAGAGGCAGCCGAGAGAGCCGGGCGTTAATAGGGTAGGCTTCCCAAGGCCCGGACGCTATGAGCGCCGCAATATCTGCCCACTTCTCGATCGCGTCCGCAGGCGTTGCTTTCCGAGGCAGGCCAAAGGCAAAGGTCTTGCATGATAGCTTCGTCATACTCGATTCCAATGATATTTAGGACTCGAGGTTTATATCCTGCCGTCTTTGTCGTGAGGTCTATATCTGTGAGATTGACGTCAAAGCCTGCATTTCTGGCGCTCCAGCATATCTCCTCAAGGCTTTCTCCCTCGGGCAAAGACTGAATAAACCTAACAAGATCGGCAGATATGGTTTGAAAGCGCCTGCGAGGAATCGGCGCGTTTATTCCGCAAAGTTTAACTGATTGTCGTTTTTCTTGAGCTGCTTGCAAGGTGCTCCAAGCTCGAGGCGCATCAGTTTCTATCTTTTTGGAGATTTCTGATGGTAAGCGCTGCGAAAACCCATGCCGGACCATAATCCTGCTAGCTTTTTCGAATGAAAAGCCGAGCGTGCTGGTTAACCGGACTGCAAGATTTAATTCATCTCGCGTCCACTTAATCACCCGCTACCCAATGTCGATGCGTAGTCACTGATTCGCAGTTACATCATAACCGTAAGATTGTAAAATACTCTTGGGAGCTAGGCATCCATCTTGATCGGGCGCAGGACCGGTGCCGCGCCACGTTCCCTCGTCCCGGAAAATCCGCACGTCATACTCCCAAATATCATCAGAGACAGAGCTCGGATCGACTTTTGTGCTTTCCGTTTGCTCCCGAAGGTCAACAGGAGCCGGGCGCCATTTGGCTTTTAGGCTCACGGCGTCCTTACGGAGCCAGCTCTTGATAGCAGCTTTCCAGCCTCGAGGAGTTTTCTTTCCGTTGGCGCGCTTGGCTCTCCCGCGCCAGTATTCTGTACAAAGGGTCATCGCATCCCTGAACTCATCGGCTGTAAGCTTGAGATCGTAAATCGCAAAATCCTTTAGAGCTCTATCCGGGATAAATTTATCAAGGAAGGGAATCTGAACTTTTGCATCAAGGCGTTCATCGGAGAAATCAACGATATCATTTTCATCGATATCATCCCCTTTAGGGGGTAAGGGGGTAATATCTGGTTTTTTATCTGGTTTTTTATCTGGTATTGGTGTGTTATTTTCAACACTTCCATTTTGTATTTTTAGCAAATGGAGTGGAGCAGAATACCAAAGGGTGCGGTCATATCCTTTCTTATTGAAATTCCCTTTTATAAGTAGCTCGTGCTCGATGAGCTTGTCCATTGCAGTCCTGACCTGACTTGGTGTCAAGTAAGGATGCAGCTCGGATAGCGCTCTCACAGAGTTGTAAGTCCAGTATGTCTTTTCGTAAAAGTGCTTTTCATTGGCTCTGTTTTTATCAAGCCAGAAGCAGAAATTTTGGTATATTGTGGCAGCATTAACCCCGACTTGCATTGCGATTTCAGTGTCAAAATTATGAATTGGCATGTTTTTTTCCGGTCTATTTGTTCGTTTTTACTTTTATGAGGCGAAATCGGTTGCTATAGCGATCGGGCCTCTCCACGGAAGTCAAACCCGTGTCGATGGTATTCGCAGAACCCCGCCCTGTTAATTCAGACGCGGGGTTCATTGATTTTAAAATGGAATTCTGTTTTCGGCTCTCTTGTCTTCAAGCACAAAACCCTCCCGAGTGTTCCATTGAGGATTGTTTGCACGAGCTGACCCAAATTCATCGTTAGGGTTCATGTGACCCACATATCCGGTCATTAGGTCGCACCATGCATCCTCTGACCCTACAGGCCCAAATCTCTGCTTTCCTGCAATATATGTGATTTTGTGCTCTGTCTTAGCCATATTGGCTTTCCAAGCTTCATGCTTGTCAGATCCGTGCTTAGGCTCACTTCTCTTTAGGTAATAATGCTCACGATAGACAAAGATCACGACGTCAGCATCTTGCTCGATCGAGCCACTATCCCGGAGGTCTGAAAGCTGCGGACGCTTATCATCTCTCTGCTCGACTTGACGGGATAATTGAGCGAGAGCAACGACAGGAATTTCTAACTCTTTGGCTAAGTTCTTAAGGCCTTGCGTCATAATTGAAATTTGCTCAACTCGGTTCTTTTTCGCATCCTCAGGGCTTGTTCCCATGATTTGAATATAATCGATCAAGATCATGTCGAGATATCCAATGCGACGAATATGATCTAGCGCGCGGATTCTGATATCTCTTATTGTGACAGCCTCCCGGTCATCGATATGAATATCGCCAATGTGAACGGAGTGTTCGACCATTGCGTCAAGGTGCTCATCTTTGATTTGGAAATTGCGCATATTGCGAGAGGATCGCCTTATGCCGTAAACCTCATGCTCATTCGAGGTCATTAAGCGACCGTTGATCTGCTCGTCACTCATCTCAAGGCTATGGATTAAAACACTTGCGCCCTTACCCTCTTTTTTTAGAGAAGGCTGCCGAGCCACACCGTCAGCGATTTTAATGGCTGACATTGATTTTCCCATCGACGGACGTCCCGCAAGAATAATAAGGTCTGGTGAAAACAACCCCCCACCAAGACGACGATCGAGAGGGGCAATCCCTGTTTTAAGAAATGGCTGCGTCCCAGCCTCCTTGCCTTCTTTGACTTTTTTAGCATAGGCGCGGATTCCATCATGCACTTGAGTCGGTGGTTTTACGGAGGTTCCAAGCATGATTGAGGAAAGGGTTTTTTGTGCTGAGGATGCTATGTCAGATGCGTTCTGACCGATTTCGGGTTTAATAGCGCTAGCCTCAACGGTTTGAGCCATGTGGATAAGCCCACGCCGGTTTTGAAGGTCGAGCAGGATAGAGGCGTATTCATCGAGCTCTGCCTCAAGTGCCGCGCGATTTACCATTTTAGCGAGATACTCCTCACCTCCGATGTCTTTGAGTTTATCCTCGCGATTAAAAAAATCGATCAAGGTCTCACCATCTGCGATCCCTCCATCCCGGCGGATTGCAACAAGCGCACGCCAAATTAAAATATGCTGTTCCCCGTAAAACGAGAGCTCTGATAGTTTATCGGAAAGCTGGTCGACCTGTTTGTTATCGAAAATCAAAGCACCGAGCAAAGCCTGCTCTACGCCGAAATTGTGTGGAATCGTTTTGATTGGAAAGTCTCCTGTCTGTTGGTATTCGCAAGAATAAGGAGGGGCGATAGTCAAGTTCGCGCCTGCTGGCAAGCGGACAAGAAGTCCGCCTGTTGTGTTATTTAGATTTTTTCTTTTTAGGCTTTGGGATGAACGGGACGATCGGTGAGGCTTCTTTCGTCTTGAGGTATTGAGGGAAAAACTCCTCATAAACCTTTTGGATTGAATAAAGCCAGATCCCGCAGGCATCCGCCTCGTCAGCATTTTTGCACTCAAAACCCCAAGCTCCGGCCAGCTCTACAGTGTTTTGAGGTTTTGTCCCACCTTTACCGTAGATGAGTTTTTTATGCTTTCCGTTGTCGACTTCAAAACACTTAATCCCGCGCTGGCGAGCCATAAACTCGATATGCCCGGAAATACTGTAAAGCGGGCGCAGTATGTTGAGGTTTGCCATCTTACCGAAAGGCCTGATAGGTTTCTCGAAAAAAATTAAGTCCACGCCGGTTAAACGAGGAGCCATTTTCTTATCGAAGTCAAAGAGCTGCTCACCGACATCTCCTGAAAAAGCTTTGTCGATCCCAAAGCTGTCAATAACAAGGGGGCCTGATCCATCGACCGGCCCCCTGCAATATCCTGTGTTCGCGACTGATGGATCGATCGCGATCGCAGTTTTCACGACTTAGCGTCCTCAACAGATTTAACAAAGTCCATGCTGATGCTGTCTTGACCAGCTTTCCAGCCCTTCATCCAATCCTGATTAAAGTCGAGACTTTCCTCCGGGACCTTGGCCTCTTTGCCGAGCACGCCTGCCTGATAGCCTTTTGAGAACGCGATATGGTGTCCCATTTCCGGCTTGGCTTGTTTTCTTGTTCCGTCGTCTTCAAACATGTCAGTTTGAGTCCCGACGGGAAGTTTCATCATCCGAGCGTAACGCTCCCGGATAGCAAAGGACTCTTTGACTTCCTCGCGAGGTCGATCGAGCATTTTGATAATCTCGTCAAACTCACCAAGCATTACGCCATTAGCCTTGATAGTCTTGCGGAAAGTGCTGCGCTTCTGATTTGCGTCAGCGACCACTTTCCTTAAAGCGACCTCTTGCCGGACGTAGGAACGAAATTCCTCGTCAGATACTTGGTTAGAGGGGCTTTTGATTTCATCCCGGGACTCGGGATCATCGATGGATTTCGCCATTTAGTTTCTCCAGCGGAAATTACCCACCAGAACGGATTTCCGCCATTAGCCGTCCTGCGTCTTGGCCTTATTGGCCTCGATCTTTTGTGCCGCCTCAACCTCAAACTCACCGACAGTTGTCTCGAGCTTTTTGAGATAGTCGAGGGTTTTGTGCTTGGTGCCAGGTTCCAACAGACGCCGGAGCCATCCGTCATTAACGCCAGATCGTTGTGCGATCTTAGCGATTGTGATTTTTCCGTCGCTATCTTTGATTAACTTACGGGCTCGGTCGAGTAGGGTGTATGCAGCTTTCATGCCGGAAAGCGATAGCGAAAAGATCGGCTGCGTCAACGAAAAATCTCAAAAAAACGAGATTTCGACTTGATAAAGTTCTTCATTTCCTTGAAAAGCAAGCTGCGAATCCATTGTGAGGCTTATTTATGAACGCACTTATTTCTCGCGTTAGGACTATCGGTCCCGACGAGCAAATCACTCGCCCGGGAGTGTATAACGTCCCGATCGAAAGATATCACGGAGACCCGGACCTTTTTCCCGGACATTCGGTTTCGAGTACTGGCTTGAGGCGTATTCTTGAAAAATCACCTAAGCATTATTGGGCGCATTGTGTCCACAACCCGGACCGAATACCTCACCAAACGAGCGAGGCCTTGAGATTTGGGAAGGCGGTTCACGCGTTTTTACTTGAGCGTGACTTACCCTCTAATGAGTTTGCCATTCATAAATTCAAGAATTTTAACACCAACGAGGGCGTGAAGCTTACAGAGTGGGAGGAAACCGTCGACGTCATGCGCCTCGGAAAGCCTGTCATAGACAAAGAGACGGGCAAGATCAAAACCCGGGTGGTGAAGAAAAAGGCTTATATCGATAAGCACAAGCGTGAATACACAGGATTTGCGGCATATAAAAAGGCGTGGAAGTTTTGCGCCGATTGGGCAGGCCTGACGATCGTCGGTGAAGATGATATCGAGATATTTCGCAAAATGGCACTTGAGCTATCTAAAGACCCAATGGTTCAGAAAGGTATTCTCGAAGGGGAGATCGAGACAACGATTGCATGGCAAGACCCTGAGACCGGCATATGGGTAAAGATACGCCCTGATGTGGTGCCGACGGATTCGATCCTTGCGGATTACAAGACGACAGTTTCAGCTCACCCGCGAAAGATCAGTAAAGCTATTAGTGATTACGGATATGATATGCAGCTTGCTCTCGGGATGGAAGGGATTGCGCGCGTTCTCGGGAAGGTTATCGATACGGCTGTTCTGGTTTGTCAGGAGAAGGTTGAGCCTTACGTCCCGCAAGTCGCGCCGCTCAACAACAACACGTTATGGCTGGGAGCTCGTCAAAATCGCAAGGCTCTCGATTTGATTTCCGAGTGTCTCAAAGAAGGGCGCTGGAGGGGTTACTCTGACGGACCTGAAACTGTCGGCCATACGAAATACAAATACGATCAACTGATGCAAGATGCCGAGGACGGCAATCTCCCGGATATAGCCGGGACGCATCTGACGGATATTTTAGGAATTGCAGGACCCAAAAAGGAGAAAACTAATGGATGATCAGACGGTTCAAATCATGGTGGTCGACACCGAAACGACGGGAATAGATGAGGAAGCGAAACTCCTCGAGATTGGCGCGATTGGAATGTCCGCTCCGTCTTATTTTCATACGGAGGCAATGGGACATGAGGTTATCGAAACCGATAGTTTTATTCATGCCTCGTCTCTCGCCTTCTGCGAGGCCGATATTCCGCCCGAGGTTTCGGCAATCCACCATATTACAAAAGATATGGTTCAAGAGTCCCCGGACCCGGCTGCGGCTGTTCTTGATGTAAAAAGGATTTCGGTCGATGCGCCTGAACCGGATTACATTGTCGCGCACAACGCCGATTTTGATATGCGGTTTTTAAAAGATTATTTCCCACCAGATCAAAAGATCATCTGCACTTACAAGGTGGCTCTCGTCCTTTACCCGGATGCACCAAATCACAAAAACGCTACGCTGTTTTATTACCTTGGACTGCGATCACGATCGGAAACTCCGGATGATGAGTGGTTTGAGAAAATGTCACTTCATAGAGCTCTCCCGGATGCTCTTTTGACAGCGTTTGTCTTTAGAGAGATGGCTGGTCTCCTTGACCTCGAGAGCATGGTTAAAATCAGCTCTCGCCCGGGCCTTTTACCGCGATGCACTTTCGGAAAGCATCACGGTAAAAAATGGGAGGATATCCCGAAATCATATCTCGATTGGGTGTTGGGGAATATCAAAGACAAGCCCGATGTAACTTATACGGTTGAGCGAGAGCTAATCCGTCGCGCACGATCATAAGAGGAAATTATGTCAGATCAAAAAACAGAACTCGCCAAGGTCGACAAGAAACCTAAATTCTTGCCAGTTATTGAGAAGGTGGCGCCTAGCCTCGAGGAATTTTTCCCGGATCATATAGACCCGGAAAAGTTCCTCCGGGTCGTGAACGGTGTCTTGAAGTCGAATAGTTTTCTCGCGGGCTGCCTTGAGAGCAAAAAGGGCAAAATAGGTTTCTTTAACAGTATGAAGCAGGCCGCGATCGATGGCCTTGTCCCGGACGGAAAGTATGAAGCCGCAATCGTCCCGTTCAAAGGTGTTCCGACTTACGTCCGTATGTATGGCGGCATGGTCAAGATGATGCGTCAGTCAGGCGAGATTATCGATATTCAGACCGGGCTTGTCTATGAGGCGGAGCTCAAGGACGCAAGTCATTTTGATTTCTCCCGGGGAACTAATCCGTTCATTCATCACAAAGAGATGCTGTTCGGAGATCGAGGAAAAATGGCGGCCTGTTGGGCGGTTATTCGGACAAAGGGCGGCGGTTTTTATTTTGAGGTCATGGGTCGAGAAGACGTCATGAAAATCAAAAATGGATCTCCGGCAAAAAACAACGGTCCGTGGTCCAACAAAGCTCACGAAGGCGCGATGTGGCGTAAAACAGTATTGAGACAGGCCGCTAAGTTAGCACCTATCTCGACCGATCTGCAAAACGCTTTTGCTCGAGAATACGATCAGACGCATGATTTTACTCACTTGCAAGAAAAGACACCGGCGCAACGTTTAGAGGAAAAAATGGACCGTAAGCAAGCTGGGAAAAGCCGCCCTCTAATTGAGGGGAATGTTCGTCAGGATGCGGTCGATGAAGATATCGATGACGCAGAAGTTTCGGCAGAGAACGAAAAGAAGGGCGTCGATACGATTGAGCTTCCTATGTCCCCGGAGGAGATGGGGCCTGATGATTGGACTGATTACACGACGAAAATTCTCAAGTCCGCAGAGGATCAGAAAATGCACGTCAATCTGTTCAATCGGACATACGCCTCTCAACTTGACGCGATGGCTCAGTTTTCGTCCTCGAGCTACAATCGCGTTTTAGATGCTCAAGATGCTGCTGCCGATGCCGCAAAAGACTAAAAAGCTCCCCAAGGCTCCGAGTTGTCTTCATTGCTCGGAGCCTGCAAAGCGCGTTACAGGTCGCGTGATTTACCCTAATTCACCTGATTATCACGATCTTATTTTTTACTCCTGTGATCCTTGCGGGGCTTACGTCGGGACGCATAAAGTCTCCACGAAACCGTTAGGGCGTCCGGGGAACGAAGAAACTCGAAACGCCAGAAAGCACCTTCACAAAATCCTCGACCCTATATGGAAAAACGCATGGCAGTCACCTGCGTATGGGAGGATCGATCCGTCCGATCGAGAAGCCAGGCTCTCAATAACACGATCAGCCAGAAGCCGAGTTTATCGATTTTTAGCCGAATGCATGGGGATTTCTCGGGAGCAATGTCATACAGCCATGTTTGATATTGAGCAGTGTAGATTTGCTTGGGTGATCTGCAAGGGTATCAGTTACAAGATTGTAAAGGATTGGCACGATGCGACGAAAGATGACGCCAGTCTCGAAAAATAAAGATTTTTTCTTGCAATGCCTTTTTCGTCACCGTAAGGCATACATATTCGGGCAATTGAGCCCACGGAGGAAGAAATGAAAATTACCGCAATTATAGATGAAAGCTTTGACAAAGACAGAGCTATCGCTTGGGTGAGTAAGATAGAAGGGTCAATACTTAAACCGGACTCAGGCGAGTCGGCTTGGACAAATGTTCTATTTCAAAAGCAGTATAAAGTTTACATCTCTGCAACCGCAGAGCGCTTGATTGAGATTTTGTCTGAAATGCGTGACGAGGGATTTTTCTCATGATTCCGGACATCACCCTCGCGCGATCAATTATGCAAACACCAATCCTTGAGATTGCGAGACGCGATCCTGAATGGTTAAAAAAAGTATGCTGGTCAAAGACCCGTGCGGCCGCAGAAACAAATGAAAACCTGCGCCGGGCTCGAAAGATTTTAGGGCCAGATGCTACATAATCTCCGAGCACAAGATCGCGGGCGTGATAATGGCGCTTATGGCTTAACGCAGAAGCAGCTCGATCTTGCACGCTTTATTGCGGAAAGGATTAAGAGAACTGGTGTTAGCCCGTCTTACGATGAGATGAAGGCCGCGCTAGGCTTGGAGAGCAAGTCAGGCATTCACAGACTTGTCGATGCTCTCGAAAAGAGAGGAATGATCCGGCGTCGTCCAAATATGGCACGCTCTATAAACATGACGGACGCTTACCGGTCCTCTGTTGCGGCAACAGACCTCGACCTTTTAATCGAGCGTGTTGGTATAAAATCAGCAACAGAAATGATGGAAAATTACTTGGAGATGGGGCCATGACGCCTGCAGGGGTTTACTCTGAGTTAAACACAGGACAGGGTGCAGTATGCAATACCGCTTCCCAAGATCGCCCTTTTTCTCAAATTGGCAAAGCAACTATATTTCTAAGCCGTACCGCTCGGGAGGCTATGGCTTGCAAGCTGGGTTTGATTCCGTTGGCCTCGTCATCTACTCAACTAAGTTCGACAGAGGTGTTCCGATCAGAGACCCAATCGGCGCGATCCGAAAGCCGGGGAAGCAAAAAGGACCTGCTCTTAAGTTCATATCAAGCGAGTGGGATGAAATCCTGCCGCGAGACGCTATCCCGGGAGCTCGGTGCCTTATCGAAGCAGAAGGCACCGAAATTCCAGCAATCTTACTTTCTAAATCTCGAGCTCTCTATGCCTGCCCTAAGCGTGGAGCAGTTGTCAGAGCTAAAGTCAGAGATGATCAGTTCATCTCGTTTTTTTTACCAAGGATGGTCACATCAGGAGAACTTTATGACCCAAGAGCAACGCGAAGGAATTGAGAAGCGAATTAAGATGCTTCGAGCACAATCCGAAAGCCTGACAAAGGCTAAAAAATGGGGTCGAGCTTCCGCAATGAATAAAGAGGCGAATGAATTGCAAGAAAAGCTGGATGCCTTAAACTAAGCCTTATTTTAGCGAATACCAACACAGAGGAAATCATGACAGAGATATTTGGAAACGATGCATTTCAGGAAATGCGTGCTAATTTGAGGCACGTTTTAAGAGAGATATTTTTGAAAGACCTCCCGTCGCGCAGCTCAACTAAGCGCAAAGATATGGCGCGTGAAATTGCAGATGAGGTTTATAGTTATTTTTCAGAGGTGAATTTTGCAGGAGACATTATTCGGGCGAAACCTTTCGCCGGAGTTTCTATCGATAAGATATGTCTTTCTGCATACCGCCTCTCAATGAAAATTGATAAGCCTGTTCAGTTTTTTGCAAACGGAATGGACTTTCTCGTTCAGAAAAAAAGCAAGGATGCACCAAGAGAAGACCCTAAAAATGCTAGATATTGGGGGCTTAAAACTCAAGAAAATGTTATCCATCCGTCAGGTGGGAAAAGATGGGCGGCGTGGTTTGGATCGCACCGCGTAGCTGGGCCTGTTGGATGGGGGCGGACGGAGCGCGAGGCTGTAGAGTCTCTGTGCAAGGAGGCGGTCTTCACGGGAGACAGTATTTCATAGTGACCAGACGCAATTACGGAAACCGACTCTGGCGCTCTAATCTCATGTTTCATAAAATGGAACGTGACGATCTTTATCGAGCTCAGAAAGGTCTCTGTTGTTATTGCGGGAGAAAAATGAAGAAGCGGGGGAAGGCCTGCGACCCAAGACTTTGCACACTTGAGCATAGGAATTCACTAAAAAACTCAAAAGACACAAGGCGGTTAAATAAATCGGCAAGTTGTTATCGTTGCAATCAGTTAAAAGGGTCAATGAACGAAGATGAATTTATTGCCTTGTGGGAAGGCAAGTGGGACGAAATCCCGGAAATGTAAGGAGAGCACGCGAATGCCAAGACCACTTAAAACAGAACCAGTAGAATGCAGCTCAATCGGCTGTAGCGGACTTGTGAAACCCAAAAGGGGGAGATCAAAATTCTGCCCTCTATGTCGCATACAAATATGCAAAAACACCAAAAGGTTTTCAGAGGCTCGCAGAATTGCGATCGAGAATGATATCAAGGACCCATCTCTCGGTGTTCCTGTGCAAGCAGTATTCGAGGAGCGCAAACCTAAGAAGCTTAATCGGTCTGAAAAGACGCGTTTAACAATATGGCGCCATAAGGCTAAGTCTTATTTTAACGCCGGTAATCATACTAAAGGGCAAGAGTACGCGGATGCAGCAGATCGCCTCGAGTTCCCTCAAAGATTTAAAGATATCACGGCATGAGTTACGTAGATCACTCATCATTTGAGGCAGCCGCCCGTCTCCTGCCTCCGATACTTGTCGACAACTTTGCTGGTGGAGGTGGAGCCTCAACCGCGATGGAGACCGCTTTCGGACGTCACGTCGATATTGCGATCAACCATGACCCGGATGCAATCCGTATGCACAAGCGAAACCATCCAAACACGGAGCATCATTGCGAGAGCGTGTGGGACGTTCTGCCCTCCGATGCTGCTCGGGGCAGACCTATACTCGCGGCGTGGTTCTCGCCAGACTGCAAGCACTTCTCTCGAGCCGCAGGCGGAACACCTAAAAATCAAAACATACGCGCCTTGGCTTGGGTTGTTATGAAATGGGCGGCACTCCCGGATTGGCAAAAGCCGAGAATGATATTCCTCGAGAATGTTGCCGAGTTCTTGACGTGGCGTCCTTTGCGCGCAGATGGGGAGATAGATCAAAGGTATTCCAAAGGATCGACCTTCCGAAAGTTCGTGAAGCGATTGCGCCAAGCCGGATATGAGGTCGAATGGCGGCAGCTTATTGCTAGCGATTACGGCGCACCGACAATCCGAAAGCGGTTATTTCTCGTGGCTCGTTGCGATGGCAAGCCG